CGCCGATCGCGACCGCACTTTGCGTCATGTCGACGATGACGAGATAGCTCTCGCCCATGGCTGTGAAGTAGCCCTCGACGACGATGGCTGATCCGCGCGCAAGCACACTGACAACGTAGTTTCGCCAACCACTCGCCGCGTTCGGGTTCGCAAAAACGTAGTTGTCGGGCGTCAGCGTCATCACACCGTTCGCGACAGCCGGCGGAAGCGAGCCGGCCACTTCATCCCATTGCGCCGAATCGTCGTCAGTCGTGAACAGGTCGAGAAACCCGATGTAACTGATCGTGATACGCTCACCGCTCGGCCGTGTGAGCGCGACCAGATTGCGCACGAGTCGACGGTTCAGCGTGCCGTCGTCGACGATCCGCACGTTCGACTGATTCTCGACGTAGTCGGGCGGCCCGGGCAGGTCGAGAACCCACGAATCAAAGCCCCGATTGCCCTCACCGAGCCACGTCTCGTCAGAGATCCAGCGCAGGTCAAACCAATTCCAACCCCGCAAGCGCGCGCCCGTCGTCAAGCGCAGAATCTCGATCAAAGCTTCTTCGGTGCCTCGGATCTTCCAGAACGGCACCGACGCCGCGATCAGCCGGCGCAACGTCACAGGGTCAAGATCGTCGGTGATGTGGTCGAGCTCGGATGTCCAACCGACGATCCAACCGAGATAGGGCAAAAACTCGTCGGGGCACTTCGTGATCGACCACATGTCGGGAAGCGACCGGATCGCGGTGTCGATGCGATGCCAGACCTCTTGTGGGCCTTCAAGAAGTCGTTCGACGAAGCGAAAGCCGTGCTCTTGATCTTCTTCTCGGATCCCCTCGATCAGAAACTTGTACATACGCAGCGACATCGCGCGCGCCGCTGTCGAGCCTGACCCCGACTCGGGCGCCACGCTGAACCCGATCATGGGGCTTGACGCGGTTTCGAATGGATTGCCGGCGAGGTCTTGGATGGCCATAGGAAGGTGCCCTTATGGTAGCGCAGCTATCCCGTACTCCGCCTTAGCCCACGCCTCAAATTGCGCGCGTATCTCGGGCGTCTGGACCGACGCGCACAGCGCGTACAGAGCCCATCGGCCAACAAAGTTGATGGCACCGTTAGCGCTTCGCAGAATCGTGCCCACGCCTGCGCCGCCGGGCACGCTGAACGCTGGCGATCCTGCCACGAACCGATCGGCGCCGTTGAATCGCCACGTCCACTCGGTCGAACTGCTACGCGTATTGATTGCCCATGGCGCTTCGAATGATGCTTTGGGCATGCTCGGAAACTCCCAGCGCGTCGCCGATCCAAAGTTGTCGTAGACAACGCCGTTGAGAGGAATATGTGCGGCGACAGCGCTCGGGCCGACGTTATCGAAGCCTGTCTTCAAGTAGTCCGTTGGATTGCCGTCGTCGTGCGCGCCTATGACGAAGCGCTCGACGCCAGTCAGATTTGTCGGCAATGACGGCAACTGCAACGCTGGACCGCGCAGCACGGGCTTGCCATTGAACGCAGGGTCAGCTGCGACATAGACCGGATTCGACGCGTATGCCATGAGATAACCGCCGAGCGAGCCGCGGTTCTCGACTCGTAGAATATTGCTGCCGCTTAGCTGTACGTAAGCAGTTTTAGGGTCGACGTATACGAGCACGTTCTTCAAGAAATACAGTGGATGATCCGGGATAGCGGTCAGTGCGTACTCTGCTCTGGCCCATGCTTCGAACTTTGCGCGCGAAGCCTGTGTCTGCACGGTCCCGCACACGATGTACAGCGCCCATCGTCCCTTGAACTTGGCTGCCGACGTCCCGCGACTTCGCATGATTTCGGAGGGGTGATGAAACTGGAAGTTGCGCCCCGTGGCTGTGAACCTGACAGAGCCATTCATTATCCATTGCCACGGCAGATCGGATTGATTGCCGTGTCGCGTATTGATAATCCACGGCGTCGTGAATCCGGTGGGCTTCGGGAAGCTATACGCGGGCCCCTCCTCGCAAAATCCGTCGTGGATCGTTCCGCTCGTGTGCGGAATATTCGTAGTATAGTAATCGCTCGTGTCAGACATCCCGATTGCTTCAAACCCTGTGTTGGCCGCCGCGGGCGACTCGACATCGTGAACGCCAACCGCGAAGCGCTCCATCTGTCCGGTGTTCGGCAAGTTCGGTAACTGGTACCAGCTACCGTCACCCTGCCACGTGGGCTTGCCGTTGAAGCCAGGATCGCTCGCCAAATACGGCGACTGCGTCGAGCCGGCGCCCGGTGCGACGGCGCCGAGACTCCCTCTGTTAGTGAAGCTCGCCACCTTGCCAGCATTCAGCGTTACGTACGAACTCGCTGGATCTAGATACACGAGCACGTTCTGAAGAAACGTCAGCGGGTGCGGGAATGGATTTACTGGAACAAATGGCTCTGACTCATACGTCAGAAGCGGCTGTCCGGGGCGCGCCATACTAGGTCACCGCCTTCGGCTGCACGGACCCCACGAACAACACCTTCGCGCCGCCTACGTCGCACAGTGCGTAGGTCAGTATCGTCACCGCGTTCGCCGCTTTATTCACGTCAATCGCGCCGCTCATAGATACGGTTGTATACCCAGCGGCCGTAACAGCGGTAACACCTCTATTGCCGATTGCATCTTGCCGAATCCAGATCGCACCTTCGCGGTCTGTTTCAGGGTTTAGCAAGGCAATGGCCATATCTCCGATCATCACATCCGTCATTCTGAAGTTGAATGCGATAGCGGCATCAAGCTGTCTCGTTGCTGCATACAGAAACGGCGCAGCGGCACGAATCGTGAGCGCTACATTGCCAAAACTTTTATCGCTATAAACCACAGGCCCGGGCGTTGTGATCGCGTCAACGCCCATCGTCGGGATGTAGGTCATACGAGACTCCACGCGGTTCCGTTGTAGATCCAGTGCAACGACACGCCCGCCACTCCGATCGCGAAGCTCGCTACAAACGACTTCGTGAACGGATTCCAAACGAGCTTGCCGTTCCCGTTCACCGTCAGAGGCGTCAAGCTTCCGGCCGTCTCGACGATGGCAAAATGTGCACCGTTGCTCGGTGAGGCCGGCGCAGTCAGCGTGAACGCGCCGCCGGTTGTGTTGTAGCCTTGGCGCGCATTCGCCGCGACCGTGGCGTTGCTTGTTGCGATTCCGGCCCAATTCATTTCGTCATCCCCCTGCGTCGGCACCGCTTCGCCGCCGATCACGACCAAGATACTTGAATCCGCGTTGTTCGTGAAATTGCCGCCCGCGTTGTCTGCGACTCTACGCGTCCACGCGATGCCATCGGGCGAAGTCATCACGAGCCCGTATGCGTGTCCAACCGCGATGAAGTTGCCCGCGCGTGAATCCCAAGCACAGCCAAGAAGGCTCTTCTCGCCAGCGGCCGGAGTGCGCGACGTCCATGTGACGCCGTCGGGCGACGTCTGAATGCGCGACTGTCCGCTCTCGCCTTCGCCCACAGCAAGCCACAGGTTCAGCGCTGGCGAATAACAGACGGCCCATGGTTCCATCAGGTCGATCGCGCTCATAGGCCGTCGCGTCCACGTGACGCCGTCGGGCGACGTCTGACATTCGAGTCCGTCACCGACCGCGACGAACTGATGTTGCGCTTCCGACCATGCGACGCTACGAAAGCCGGCGCTCGCGCCGATGTAGTTGTTTGCGGCCGTGCGTCGCGTCCACACTGAACCATTGGGCGACGTCCAGATCGAACCGCGAATCCCGACGCCGATGTGCAGGCCAAGAGCCGGCGCATAGCACCCGTCGTACCAGATGTCGCTTGCGCCCGCTGGCGCGCCGCCCGTGGGCCCCGTGCCCGTTCCGCTGTCGGGGTTGATCGCCGAACTCCACGAAAGCCCGTCGTTGGTCGAATAGTGGACGTTAGGCAAAGTCAAATTCGAATATATGTAGTGGTTGACAACCCACACCCCATTTCCATACCAACACGCCCCGTTATCTTCAGTCGTTCCGAACGGTGTCGACTGTGCCCACGTCTCGCCATTGTCAGCCGAGCGGAACACAACGCCCGCGTCGCCGACGAAAATCACAACGCCCGTTGTCGGATTTCGATCGCCGTTTCGCATCGTGCCAGCGGGCGGAAAGTATTTTCGCGTCCACGTGACACCGCCGTCGCTCGACACCTGCACTTCCATCGGCGCAGAAATCGCGCCCAAGATCGCACGCAAGACCGGCGGCCCGGCGAGCTGTGCCGCGACCCCGTCGACCGCCGCGATTGCGTCCACAGTCGACCGACTGTGCAGTGTGCTCATGATCAGCACTGCAAGACCATCGACCCCGTCGACCTCGTCAGAAGCCTCGACGTCGAAGACCTCGCCCGGCATAGGCCCGACCTCGACCGACTCTTCGAGCATGTCGCCCGCGTCGAGGTCGTCGAAGAACTCGGTATCGTAGCTCTGACCCGGCACGGGCCCGAGCACGGTCAACGTGTACAAGTGCCCGGGAACTTGGCCCGTCGTTTGCAGAACCACGACAGAGCCTTCAACGCTCCGCACGTCGATCGTCACGATGCCGCCCGCCCACAGGTAGTTTCTCGGGTTGCGCGCCGACGCGTTGTCGATAATGGGTTCGCTGAAATGCACTTCGACTTCGGTCGACGACCTCGCGATCACGAGATGTAGCGTCGGCGCCACGCCGATCCCGACATACGAAACGGGCGCCACGTGCCCGACTTCGCCCGCGGCGCCTCGAATGGCCTCAGTCAGAGCGACTTCATACGTCGCACCTTCGGTATGCTCGGTCGTCACGACCTCGACATAAAACGGGTTCGGCTGCCCCGGCGGCAAGCCAACCGACACCGGCACGACCTCGACGCTACCCGACGACAGATTCTTGAAGCGGTAGTTCGCAGTATTCGTCAGCGCCGCATTGATCAGCGTCGGCACCTCGAAGTCGATTCGCACTTTCACTTCGGTCAGCGCGCGCGCATCTGCAATCCCGAACTGGATCGTCGCCTGACTCGACAGTGCGTCGACCGTGCTGACGATGTCGCCAAGCAAAACGCTACGCGGAATGAACAGGCCATCAGCAACCACGACCTCGTCACCAAGCGCAACCTGATGAAGATCGCCAATGAACAGATCGTCGATGACCGCGACCTCGTCGCCGAACGGTCCAAGCTGAACAAGTTCACCGACCCCATGCTCAGCGAACACGATTTCGTCGTCGATGTACCGAGAGTGAATGATTTCTTGCTTCAGCTGATCGGGCTCGAAGCCGCTTCTTGTGTCAACAAGAAGGGCGACTTCGTCGTCGATCGTCTGTGTGAATTCCGCCATAGGCCCCGCTTCACTCTCTGATGACGACCTTCAAGATGCCCGCGACCGGAAGCTGTCGCGAGGTCAAGACCAAATCTTCGCTTGGCGCCGTGATGTCGACGTCGGTGATGCGCTTCTCGTCGACCTTGAACACCTCGTGTGTGAGCCGCGAAATGGGTATGCGCCCGCCGAAGTTCCACTCGTAGGTAACGCCGTCGGCCTTCAGCGCTTCGGGCTGAACGACCTGTGTCAGCCCATTCACAATCTGTGCTTCGGTCACGCCTTCAGACGCCTCGACGTCGACGACGACGTCGATCACGCGCGGATCGAACGACACGGCATACACTTGCTGATTCCCGACGTAGTGACCCGGAATCGGCGGCGAAGCGTACTTGTCGCCGTTGAAGTACAGCTCGATTTCGCGCAGGTGCTCGGAGGTCGGCACGACACCGCCCGACCCACACAGGATCAACTCAAGCGTCTTCGGCCCGAAACCTTCTTCGATGTAGCTCGCCCGGCTGAACGGTCGCGTGCCATCCGACGCGACGAACGCCTTCGCGAGCACGATCGCGTCGTCACCGTTCAGCGCGACTTCTTTCGTGCGCAGTGACGCAGGCCCGGCGAGCTTGGCCCGTTCAAGGCTCTCGGGCGAAGCGCCTTCGGCTTCTGCCCAACCGCTCGCTTGACGCGGGTTGTAGAGCCGGTTGACGTAGGTCAGGCCCGTCTTGTCGACGACGATCGTATTCGCCCCGACGTTCCCGCTGACTTCCGCGTTGAAGCGGTAGCTGATCGACACGTTCCCTTGACCAAGCGCCGGAATGCGCCCCGTCACGCCGTCGCCCATGCGCACGGTCGCGCGGTCGTTGTCGCCCAACACGAGCATATAGTGTTTGTCTTGGGGGCCCGATGCCAGGAAGTCGTCGACCCGCGTCCACGGTTCAGCGTCGACCGTCACGGCCTCGCTTCCGTCGATGAAATGATCCCGGCTCGTTCGAAACTCCTGATTCGGGCCGCCGTTCGACGAGCCGAGCGGGTCGTCACTCGCTGACCTGCCCTGCGTCACCGGGGCGATCACGAACTGAGCGCGAGTGTCGAGCCGACAGCGCGCCAGCGTCGGCGAAGTCGCGCCGCTCACCGTCACGACTCTAAATCGCAGCCAAAACGCTTCGAGCCCGTTGACCGTCGCCTTCTGCCAATTCGCGAAATCATCTTGCGGAAGGTCGAAACTGACCTTCAGCTCGGTGCCCGCCTTGGTCAGACCTTCGGTGCCGTCGACGAACGCCGACTCAGACGAGACAACGAACTCCGACCACGCTGTGCCGACCGTGTAGTCAGTCGCCGTCTCTGACGGCGCCGTCTGCCCGAGAAGCCCCGTCAGCGCGACGTTCGCAAACCCGTTCCATGTCGACACGACGTCTTCCGACACGCCCGTTTCATTGATGGTCACGCACACCGTCGCACCGCGCCGATCGGCGGGCCCTAAGAGCGACGTCAGGTCAAATTCGAGCACACCGCCGCCGATATTCGTCACCGAGCTCGGCTGAATGTCGAAGACGTCGCCGTCGTAGTATTCCCACACGCCGACGATGTTCGTCAGCGCCGTCACGACGTCGAGCGCGAGTTCATCCCACATCACGCTGTCGTGCCCAAAATAGAGCGCGTCGCCTATCGTAGGCGACGACCACGGGGTGAAGCTGGTTCCGCCGTTCGCCTCGCTCGTGTGATCCGTAAAAACGCCCCCGCTTGACGACTCGACGCGTGTAAAACTGTCGGTCGCCGACACCGTCACACCGTCAAGCGCCTCGAAGTAGATGACCGGGGTCGTCGTCGAGCTTCGAGTCGCGGCCTGCGCCAGCGGGGGCACGACCTCGAAGACCGTGTTGAACACGCGCGCAAGCTCGTAGACAAGCTCGCTACTCGCTGGCGCCGCTGAAGCCAAGTCGTAGCCGATCAGCTGCAACATGTTGCGCACCGTCTCGACGAGTTGCGCCGTCGGCAACGTGTTTTCGTTCGCGACGACGTCAAGCAAGACATTGTTCAGGTGCCCGACGAGCGCGAACGAGCGCAAGAGCTGAATGAACGGCTCGAAGTCGCTTTCGTCGGTGAGTTCCGGCACGTCGATCCGCTTGCGCACAAGAAGCGCTTCAAGGATCTGTGGGTAGTAGAAGGCGCTGTATTCGAACGATGGTACGACAATCGTTTTTGATGCCATGTCGGATCGCCTCTTACGTGTTGGGGGCGGCCGCGCTGAAGCTCTCGCGGAACGTCTGTTCGCGATCGCTTTCGAGCGCCACATACTTGAACTCTAAAATCAGCTCTTGCGTCTGGCTGTCTTGCGACCACCTGATCGTGTTTCGGCGCAGCATGTATCGCTTCTGAGCCTCGAAACGCTTGAAGACCTCGTTGACGCGACGGATGATCGACGCCTGCAAGAGCTCGTCAGACACATCGAAGACCATGTCGGCGCCGACGCCGATATTTTGTTGAAACGCGTGTTCGTTGGCGTCGTCACCGAGCGCGAGTCGAATGACCTTGTCGTCGTTCTCGTCGCCGCTAGACAGGCGCGCGCCGCCGTCTACGCCCACGCCTACGGGCATCGCTAGGCCAGTGGCCATCAGCTTAGCCCCCCGGGCGGCACCGTCGTAGGCCCGCCCGAGAGCGGGATAGGGGCCGGATTCAAGACGGGCGCCGCGATGGGCGCCGCCGCGATGACGACCGTTCCCGGCGGTATGCTGACCGACGCGAGCGCCGTCTTCACGTAGGCGTCGATCGCGTCTGCGATGATCGTGGCTGCCCCTTCCGCGGTCTTCTCGTTCGAAAGGTCTTCGAAGAGCGCCTGAAGTGCCGACTTCAACCCTGCCTTGTCGAGCGCCATAGCTTCACCCCAATTTTACCTTCTTGCTGAGCGTTGTCGGCGGTTGTGGCACAATCGGCGGCCCGCTCGGCCCTGTCGGCGTCGGGTGCGTATGCGTGTCGAAGTACGCCTTGAACAGGTCGCCCAAGATCGCCGATTCGCTTCCGCCGTTCAGCTCGATCACGTCGGTCGTCACGACCACCTTTCCCGTGTTCGAGTCCATGACGAAGGTCGCGCCCTTCGTGTTCTTCAGCGTCAACGAGCCCTTCGGGTCGATCGTCAGAAACGCACTTCCATCTTTCCACGCCAGCGTGATTTCTTCGGCGCCCTTCGTGTCGTCGAACATGAACACATGCCCGGCGGGTGTCGCGAACCCGCGGCGTTTGCCGTAGTTTTTCGACGTAAACATCGCGTGAATCGGCGTAGGTACGTCGCCTTCGTCGTTGCCGTAGTAGCGCGACCCGCGCCACTTCAGATCCAGATTGTCGATCGACATCTGGCCCTTTTGCTCGTCTTCCGACGACCCCTCGACGCACTCGACCTCGACCAACTCGCCGACATCCGGCACGACGAACCAGCCCCAATCGTGCACCGGCTCGACATCGACCGGAATTTCGGTGTCTTCGTCGCCCATCAAGCCGACACAGGTCACCCGAATCACGCCCCGCTTGTCGGGGTCTTGATTGAAAGTGACTTGCGCTGTGTAGGTTGCTGTGCTGATCGCCATGGCTTGCCTTCACGCGAGCTCGGGAACGACTTTGCGCATGGAACAGTTCAGCTCGTAGCCCGAGCTGTTCGAAAGCACGTGATGCACGTTCGAAAAGAAGTAGTCGCCGTCGAGCCCCATACCGATCCCCGTCAGCGCGTGCGTCTGACGAGCCATGACGTTTTCGACCCCGATGATCGTGCCACTCGACAGAACGAAGTTCTCTCGTGTGCGCCGAAACCACTGGCGCGCCCATTGAATCAACTCGGCCTCGCTCCGGAAGCGTCGATTCGTGCGCGCCTCGAAGCTGTAGTCGTTGATGAAGAGCTTCACAGTCGAGGCCGACTTGTATTCGCCCTGTAGCGCATTGCCCTCGACGTCGAACTCGACGTCGTCGCGCACGACCGCAAGCGGATCGGGCGTCTCTTCGTTCTCTTCGTCGAAGGTCGCGTCGAAAATCTTGCCCGTCAGCGGATCCTTCACGCGCGCCTGAAGCTTCGTCGTCGCACCTTGGATCGCAAGTTCAGGCTCGAATTCAAGAAGCGAACTCAGGTTCCGCTGATCGTAGCGGAACGTGTATTTCTTCTCTTGAATGACCTCGCGCGGCAACTTGGCAGGGTTCTTGAAGTGCAACGTCCACTTGCCGTCTTCCTTGCCGTCAACCCAAAAATAATAGCCCGTGATGTTCGATAACCCCTTGATGAAGTCGTAGTCGCTCAGCCCGACCTTCTGAAAGAAGTTGTGCGGCGATCGCACATCCGGGGTGTCGTCGACGTCAAGCTCGAAGTCGTAGGCGCTGGCGCGCTGACGCACAGCGTCACCGAACGTCGCTTCCTTGAACGCGCGCCCGTTCTTCGTCTTCTTCTTGCCCTTGCCCTTCGGGGGCTTTTCCTTCGGGGGCAGGGGCGCGTTGTCCATCATGGCCGAGTCTTTCGTGTAGCCGATCACTTCGACGGTTGGGATCTCGTCGCGCGGGAAGTTCGGGCGCACCTTCCGAATGATCACGCGCCCCACGTGTCGAAGCTTCGTGCCGTAGCCGAGCCACAGCGACATCTCGTTTCCCGGTTGGAACACGCGCGTATCACGTAGCGACAAGTGACTTCCGCTGCCCGCGCCGCCCGCGCCTAAACCACGCGAGCCCGTCGCCATGAGACCCTTCGGGGGCGAATATCGGGGGTCGCGGAACACGACACGCATCAAATCAGCCATGCCGTCAGACGACTCGTATTCGACCCGTTCGACGAGCTGTCGAATACCGAGCGGCACCTGTCCGCCGCCGACCGCGATCCGAAAGTCGGGCGCGTTGAAAGCGACGTCGGTCGTATACGGATGACTCAGCGTGGATACATCAACCATGGTTCACCTGAGATGCGACACGTAGTCGCCCGAGCGCTTGTCGAAGAACTGAAGACGAAGCCGGCGCTGTGGTGAGTCCTTTCGGCCGAAAGCTGTTTTCAGGGGTATCGATGTCTGTGTGATCGGCACGCCGCGCACGCCTTCGATCGACGGTAGGGTGACGATGTCGCCCGCTTCGAGGCTCTGTAGCGCGGGGTGCTTCTTCCGAATGACGTCGCCGATCATCGGGTTGCCGTACTCTTCGAACGCCAAGAGCTCGAAGTAATCACGGTCACGAGCGCGCGCGTAGCGCGTGTCTGTCTCTTCCGCGTCGTCTAGGCTGAACGTCGTGAACTCAAGAAGCGAAGCGGTGAAACCGACGTCGCGCAGGCCGCCGAAGAAATCCGGGCGCTCGTAAGTCGCCGACAGCGCCACGATCACACAGTTGATCGTCACGTGCCCGTCGCCGACCCAAAATTGCAAGATGGGCGGTCGACGAAGCGCCGGGTCGATGCGCGTCCACGCCGTCAACATGTCGAGCTTCGCTTCGGGCGAAGAGTCGAGCGCATGCTTCGAGAAGAAACGTCCGTCGAACGACACCCGCTCGGCTGCCCCGTTCAGAAATTGCAGGATCGGATTCTGACGATTCAGCGAAGTAAACTCGCCCCAATTGACCGCGATTTCACGCGTCACGTTCTCGGCCTCGAACTGCCCCTGTAGCGTCTGGCCCGAGTCCAAGTTGCGCAGGTTCCACAGCTTGAAATTCGGTATGAACGTCGTCGCGAGCGCCACACCGGCCGATAGAAGCGGGCTGACCATGGTTCACGCACCTCCGACCGGCGCCGCACCGTGCTCGACCAAGGCTCGCCGTTGCCATGGGGTCGCCTTGAAGCCCGCCCGATCCTGTATCTCTTGCTTGTGCTTGGCCGTCGCCTTCGCGACCGTCTTGCCGTCGACGCACACCTTGCTTTCGACGTTGATCTCTTTCGGCATGTTGGCGCCAACCGCCGCACCGACTTGCATCGCGAGCGCTTCGTTCGCAGCGTCATCAATCGCCTTCTGACTGACCGTCGTGTCGATCGCTTCTTCCGCGATCTTCTTCTCGGGCGGAAGCCCGCGCTCGACCCCGACCTGTATACGGAACTCTTCTTCGCCGAACTCTTTCATTTTCTTGCCGAAGTCGAGGCCCACAAGATCGGCCATGAACCCCACGCCATAGGCGATATTTTTGATGAAGTTCACGACCGACTCGATCACGCTTAGAATCAGGCTCTTGATCTTTGTCATGACGCCGCTAACGAGGTCGAGAAGCCACGTGAACACAACTCCGATACCCGACACGACCGCGCCGACAAGAAAGCCAATGACCGACCACACGACGCGCCAGACGGGCGCGAGAGCCTGCACGCCCTGAATGATGCCGCCGAAGAGATCACCGAGCGTCATCTTCGTATTGTCGACGAATTCAAGGATCTTCTCGTAGACGTGCTCGAAGACGACGGTGAAGTACGAAAAGCCGTCGATAAACGGCTGAATCGCATTCGTCATGATCCATTCGAAGCCCGTAACGATACCGTCGACGATGCGCGTGAACGTCTCTGACACCGACTCACCGTCGCGACGGATCAGCATGAACCCGCCGACGACAATCGCGATCGCCGCGAGCACCGGGCCACTGAAGACCGCGCCGATGACGGTGCCGATCGCGGTGAACGCAGGAACTAGAACGCTCGAAATGAAGAGCGCCACGCCGCCGAACGCGATAAGGATCGGAGCGATCGCGCCCGCCACGATGAAGGCAATCGTGGCGATCTTCGAGAACTGTTGAATCATCTCTTCAGACTGACCGCCCGTGAACTTCGCGATCGTCTCTTCAAACTCTGTCTTCAGGTAGCGCCACGCTTCGAGCACCGTGTCGATGCCCTCTTTCATGCCCTTGGCGATCGCGACGATCGTGCTTCCCGCCGTCTGCGATGTCTCTTCGGTCAAGCCCGTCTCGCTATTCAGCTCTTGCATGACGAGAACGAGGTTCTGAATCATGTTCGTATACGAATCGAGCGACTCTTTCCCGAAATCCAAAAACAGGCCGGCCGTTTCGAGTGCGAGCCCTTCGACCGCGCCCGATAGCTGTTCGATCGCGCCAGCGAAGTTGTCGAGCCGCATGGCGGCCATTTTTTCCGCGTAGCCTTGCGCATTGCGCAGCTGATCGACCAGCGTGTCAACCTTGCCGGTGTCGATCGCCGTTTGCATCGACGTAAACGCCTTCTGACCGCGCACGCCGAAGAGCTCGGTCACGACGGCCGCGCGTTCCATGACGTCAGGAATCACCTTCACCTTCGCGTCGATTTGCTTGAAGACGTCGACGATGTCGAGGCCGCCGTCAGCCGTCTTCGTGAACTCGATCCCCATCTTTTCGAGAATCGCCGTTCCTTCCTTCGTCGGCTTCGTCAGCGCGACGAGCGCTTGCGTGAACGCCGTTCCGCCAAGAGAACCTTTCAGGCCCGCGTCTGCGACGAGGCCCAAGACGGCCGCCGTCGTTTCGAGGTCGATGCCCATCGTTTTCGCTTGGGGCGCCGCATACGTCATCGCCTCGCCCAAGCCTAGAATGCTTGTGCTCGTCTTCGCGCTCGTCGCCGCAAGCACGTCAGCCACGCGCGCCGCGTCAGTCGCGGGTAGGTTCAGCGCCTTCAGCGTGTTCGAGACAATGTCAGCGGCCTGCGACAGCTCGATCCCGTCGGCCGCCGCCGCGCTAAGCACCGGCCCGAGCGCGTCGATCGATTCCTTGGCGGTGAACCCACCGAGCGCCAAGAGTTCGAGCCCTTGCGCGGCCTGCGTCGCGCTGAACGCCGTCGAGGCGCCCTGTTTCTTGGCTTCCTTTTCAAGTGCGGCCATCTCTTCGGTCGTCGCGTCTGCGATCGCCGCTACCGCTGACATCTGCTTTTCGAAGTCGACAGCCGTCTTGAAGCCGAAGCCAAGCGCCGCCGACACGGGCAAGGCCGCGATCCCAAGGCCGCCCATCGCGCCGGCCAATTGAGTCATACCTTGCCCGACCGACTTGACGACGTTCGTGATCGCGTTGAACTGACCCGTGAACTTCTCGGCCGCGCTTCCCGCCGTGCGCATGCCGGTCACGGCCTGCTTTTCGTCGAAGGTTAGAACGCCACCGAGTCCAACATTTTCAAGTGCCACGTTGTCACCTCCGACGCCGCCCGATGCCCTTCTTCTGGCCCTTGTGCGCGTTCTTCATGGCTTCGGCTTCGTCTGCCTTCTGTTTCGAAATCCGCTTCAGGTGCCACAACCGCTCTGAAGCTTCCATCTCTTCGACGTCCCGGTACGTGATGCCCCCTTCTGAAAAGTAGTACAGAGCGAAGGTCTGCTCTCGGAGGTCATCAAGTTGCGTTACCGGGAAGAAGCGCCGAAAAAACTTTTGTACGCCCAATCGATCGGTAACTTGAACTCATGCCCGCCGCGCTTGAAGCGCGTGCACACCGCCGGCTCGCACTTGCCTTCGAGGCCCATCTTCGGGCCCAGAAAGTTCTTGTTCAGCCCCTCTTGCATGCTCTCGAAGTCGCGCTTCGACAGCTCGTCAATCTCGTTCAGCGTGAGCGACACCGGGGTCTGATCGTCATTCAGACCGACGATCGCGCCCTGAAGCGCAAGCGCCTTGATCTCTGCCTCGTTCGTGTTCCCGCGCGCCTGTTCGAGCACCGACCACTTCGGATAAGCCATCTGAAAGTGCGTCACCGTCTGGCGCCTGATCGCGATCGGATCTTCGAGGTCGTAGCGCCACAGGATCGCGTCGATGTCTTCGACCGTCACGACGTCAATCGTCGTCAGGTCGCCCGTGTATGGAAACTCGACGTTGCAACCAGCCCGCGGGCAACGTACCTGAAGCTTCAGCTTCGGCCCCATCGTCTTCGAGCGAAGCAGCGTGTAGACGTAGAACACGTCGGCCATGTACATCGTTGACAGAATTACCGACTTGTTCGCGTCGTCGAGCGCATCCATGTTGTGCGGCCCGAGTCGAGAGCACATGTTCGCGACGACGAGCGGAACGTGTTCGACGAGCCCGGTGTCGGGCGCGATCCGTTTTCCAAGCTCGCGGTCGTCACGCGTCTTCCAGACCTTCGTGACAAGGTCTTTATGTAGGCGTCCGTCGCCGTCGAGAATCCCGATGGGTAGCTTGTCGCCGTATTCCCCCATACAGGTAGTTGTGCGTTGTGGCCCTGACGGCTTCTCGCCCGCTGGCGCCTCGCTAACGTCGCCGCCCCTTGAAACCCTACGTTGTGCCTGTGTCATCGTTCACGGCCCCTTCAATCGGCCCTGTGGGCCTTGATAGGTCAACCAGACTGCATTCAGCGAGGCCGTCACGTCGTAAGCGTGAAGAAGCTTCTTTCGCTTCGGCCCCTATGTCGTGCCTCGCCCTACAGTGGCAATACGTCGTCGGCCGAAAACGTCCATTCGACCTGCGCAAGTTCGCCGTCGTTCATCTGTTCGAGGTCGGGAAGCTTGCGCTTCTTCGGGAACACGCCCGCGAGCGAGAACGTGCGGGTCAGGTTGCCCGAAAGGCTCTCATGCGTCAGCGTGCAAGGCTTCTTGTAGATCGGGCTGACCGGGTCTTGTGACTCGCGAAACCAAATTTCGAGCGCCGCTTGTTCGGCCGAATGATGAAGCGGCACCATCGCCGTAAATTCGGTCGCCTTGCGATTGCCGCCGCTGGCGACCGTGCGATCGGGTAGCTCGGTTGTAATGAGCTCGTCTTCGATGCCTGACACCTCGGTCGCCGTGATCGGAATCAGACCGATGATCGCGAAGGTGTACTTGTTGACCGGCATGTGGTCGGGCTGTATCTCACCTTTCATGACATGTCCTTTCTTGGGTTGGGGTTGATCTTCCGACTACGGCTCGACCGTCACTGGTTTCAACCGCACCGTCCCGACCGCATTCGTCGCGCCCGTCGCGACCGCGGTCACACTGAGCTGAACGAGGTCGCCCGGTTCGATCGGCAAGTTGATCGCAAGGCCCTTCGAGGTGCCATCGAGTTCGGCGTTTCCGATCGTCAGCGTCGCCTTCGAGACACTGTTGACGAGCACCGCGAAAGTCGTTGCGCCGGCCGTGCCCGTCACGCCTACCTTCGCGTAGACGTTGGCGAGCGTCGTCGGTGAGTCGGCGAGTAGCGTCGCCTTGATGCCGACGACGGGCGTCGCTTCGGCATATGGCAACGTTTCGCCAGACGACGCGGCCAGCGCCTGCAAGACGTCCATAAGGTTGTCTGCCCCGTGCGAGTCGTCGAAGAAGGCGCCCGCTTCGCCCAAGGATCGCTTCAGTGTAGCTCTCGACATGATCTATTTCCCTTCCGTTGGCGCGCGAGCGCCGTTGCCTCGTTGTCGTCCCGGTGTCCGCTCGTCACGCCACAGCTTCGAAGATGCCCTGTTTCCCGATCTTGATTATGAAGCGCTCGACCGTGTCGCTAAGTCGAAGGCTAACCTGCGCATACTTCTCCGCATTCTGACGCGTAACGTCGGTGTTGATCTCTTCGTCGACCTTGATGATCGCGGCTTGTTGAAACGTCTTCCCGCGCAGGGCGCGCTTGACGAACTCGGGCATGAAGAACGTGATCAGCGCCGTTTCGGCTTGCTTGTCGCTGATCTGATCGTTGATCGCGAAAATGATGAAGTCGAACGACGATTCGAGCACCTGTTCATAGTACGACATCTGCTCTCGCTGATGCTTGAAGCGCCAGCTCGGGTCACGATGCAACGTGCGGTCGCCCCAAATGACGAAGTTGCCTTGCTTCTTCTTGATGGCTGCGATTCCCGTCGGGTTCAGCAACTCTTCATTCAGCCGGCGATCGCCCGTCGGCACCTTCAGCAAGCGCGGCAACGTCGCATCGACGCCCGCTTCTGCCTTGTGATAGCCGTCGTAATCGACCGCGATCCGCGCCTCGCGCCCGTGAATCATGCCCGTCACAGGAATCAGCTTCAGCCGACCTTCACGCGCGAACGCTGGATCGGGGTCTGGCACATAGCCGTAGGACGGCCATGCAAGCACAGCGTAGTCGGAGCGCCCTAGCGTGTCGTTGACAAGCGACAGAACCGATTGCTCGCTCGTCATGTCCGAAGGCGCCTCGTAGCGGTATTGATGATTCTTGGCTTCAGCGAACGCCGTGCCCGCCTTCTGTACAGCGGTTGACGACACACTCGGAGTCGCAAACTTCACGAGCCCGAGATTCTTGCCCGCAATGTCATTGAACGGGCTCGTGTCGATATCCCACGCCTTTTGTTCGTAGTCGGCGTCGATGACGTCAGCGTTCCCGTCTGCGCCCCCTTCGAGCTCTATCGGCGCCGCGACCAAGAACTCGTCGCCCGCTTCCGCGAACGTGCTCAGGTCGACGCCCGGGGCGACCGTGATCGAGTTGTAGGTGTTCGCGACGATTCGGAAGCCGTCGAGCTTATGTTCAGGCTTATTCGGGAACAGCAAGCCCCCGATCAGCGAGTCCTTGGCAATCGGCTTGAAGTGAATTGCGATCTGGTCGGCCGCGACAAGCGGCACCGCGCCCGCCGTCACCGTGAACGTCGGGATCCACTTGTTTAGCGTCTCGTAGGCCGTGCCAAGCGTCACGACATCAGGTAGCGTCCCGAAACGCGCCGACTCGATCGTGCCCGACGTCGCACTCGTCATCGTGATCGTCAGCGTGTCAGGAAGCTGACCGTCGACCGGCTCGACCTCGATCGTCGGATTGGCGCCCGTCGGGCTGTCGACCGCGAGCCCGGCGACTTCCGCCGTCAACACGCTTGCCGTCACCGTCTCGGCCTTCCCGTAGATGTTCGCGGGGCGAATGCTCGCCGTGTGCGCACCGTTCCACAGGTCTTCGGCCTTCACGTAGTAGTTCGAGTCGTCGTTGTTGATCACGTTGACCCAATACCGCGCGTTCATCGGGTCGGTGTGCAGGTTGCCCCACTTCTTGACCGACGCGCCGTCGACGAACACCTGAAGCGAAAACTCGGAGTCGGGCGAATCCTCACCATCGCCGATGCGATACGACACCGCCTTGTTCTCGTTTTCAAGCACGATGAAGAAGCGGAGCTCGGCCCCCGTCGCCGCGTTGTAGTCGTCAAGCATCTTCTGGTCGCTCGCGACCGTCACGAGCCCCGTGTCGCTGCTACCGATGATCGGATAGCGCTTGTTTGGCACGTCCAAAAGTTCGACATATCCGCCTCGGAAACGGTCGGTCGCGTAGTCTTCCGCGATCGCGACGGGCAGCTGCAAGGTCGTGTTCGCGAGGTCATCGATCGCGTCGAGCTCCTGCGACACGTAAATCTGTTTCCCGCCCCATCGCCCGCCGTTGTGCGCGCGCAGCATGCCCATGGGGGTTGGCGTCTTCGCGTTGCGCGCATACAGCGTAGCGCTCGCCGACACTTCGTTTCCGTCGGTCACGCGCACAAGCGCAAGCCCGCCCGCACCGTTCGCAAGATTGAAGTAGTCTTGCGCACAATCGGGAAGCATGCTGTCCGGAATCACGCTTCCGGTGCGCGCGATCAGCTCGGTCTTCGAGCTGATCAACATGAGCTCGCCGACCGGGCCCTTTTCCATGATGCCGGCATAACCTGCCCATCCGAGAGCGCCGGGCGAGATGGTCTTGTCGCCCTCTTGCTCTTCGATCACCGTGCCAGCGCCACGAGTCGGGCCAAATCGCTTTACCATGTGTGATCCTCCTGTTTAGGGAACTTCGATATTCGGGCCGCCAGTCACTGCGAAGCGCGAAACCCCTGTGATCGGCCGGGCGTCTTCGGGATAGAATACAGCGTTCAAGATTCGCGCCTGAAGCCTCGCGCTGAAGGTCTCTTTCAGCGAGAGCGCGAACCCGCTGGCGTCATAGGCCGTGTCGGACGAAAGCGGATAGAACTCGTCTTGACCGCGCGAATGCAACGAAGACACGTTCGCAAAGAAGCGCGAGATTTCTTCGTTCATCGCGTGAAGTTCGCGCGCACTCGACGCAATGAGCTGCAACGGTAGTCGGATGTCGGCCTGAAAACCTTCTTCGAAGGCGAACCCCTGCCCCGTGCCCTTATTCAGCACGTAGGGCCGCACGCGGATCATGCGCCGTCGCTGAAGCTCGATCGCCGTGACAACCACGGCCGGGATTTTCGCGATCTCTGTATAATCTTGCGACTGCGTCAGAACCACGTGCGGGCGCCACGCGAACCGCACTTCGATCCGATCGCCGACCGGCTGAGCCGGAAGCGAAAGAAGCTTTCCGGGCACATCGTAGGCCCACCCCAACACGGGCGCCATGCGCATCGGGTCGGTCGTCTTGTTGTACACCGAGTCGACGTCGACGATGTCGTACGGAACCTGAAGCGTGTTCAAATCGATCGTCGCCTGCCCGACCGAGTCGAATTCAAGGATCGAGATTGGCCGCATGCGCTGACGAAGCTCGTCGATGAATGAGCGCACGACGTAGTCTTCGAGCGACACAAGGTCTGTCTCGTACAGAAGCCGAACTTCGTTCACATGCGGCGTGACTTGCGGGTCAGTCGTGCTCAGGTTGATCACGAGCCCGAGCGCCTGCGTCGGCCAAGTCGCGATGTGATCCGCGACCTCTTGCTCGGTGTTCCAGTTGTTGGGCGACGCGACGACCCAATCGTTCGCTCCGACATTCCAATACCGCTCGACCGCCCCATCTGACAGCCGGTAGCGCACGTCTGTCACGGGCACACCTCGCGATGTGTGCGTCGTCGAGATGGCCATAAACCCGCCCCACTTCCGGCACGCCGTCGGAGCGATCACGCGCGTTCGTGCGCACAAGTCGGGCGCCAGCGGGTAGGCCCCGTCGACCTCGACGTTCGCAAGTTCGAGCCGTTGACGTTGCACATGAAGCCGCACGCCCGTGAATTGCATCTCGGGGCGCGCCGCTTCTTCGAAGTGAAAAGCCTTCATCCACTTGCGATATCTTGGCATCACTCGTCACCCTTCCCTTTTGCCGCGACCTCGCGAAACGAAGCTTCGAGCGCCTTCTTCCAGTTGTCGCGCACCTTCTTGATCATCTGTGTGTTCGCGAATGCGACCTTGAAGAACGGGCGCTCAGGAATCACGATCGCCTTCGTGTCGGCCGCAAGCGGCTTCCAACCCGTCTGCATTCGTTCGAAAAGTATCGCCGCGCGCCCCGTCAGCTTACCGGGGTCGAGTTCGCCCGAGCTCGCACGCCACAAGGCGAAGAACATGCCGCGCATCTCAGGTGTCACCGCGATCGTGACGCCTTCGTGCACGACGATCGCGATGTTGTACTTGTCTGACGTGCGAAGCACACCGACAAACACCGTAAAGTCGTCTTCGACCTGCGACGTGATCGATTGAAACAGAAGCCCGCTGTCGACGAGCGGCTTCTTGTCTTTTTTGATGGCCTGCGTCAGCTTCGCGTTTCGCTTCAGCTTGCCGCCGCCCTGCAAGGTCTTGCGCACGATCGCTTCGCCGATCTTGCCGTTCAGAGTCGTGGCGAGCCGAAGATTCTTACGCGATACCTTGTCGAAGCCGGGCGCGTCGAGGGCCATGCGCCAGCGCTTCAGGCCCTTGATCTTGAACTCGGTCTTGGCCACAGCCGTCTATCCCCCGCGCTTCTGTCGCTCCGGTGCGCGGTCGCTGAAAAACGCTTTCACGAGCGACGGCCCATACTGATCGGGATAGTGGCCCTCGTAGCGAAGCTTGACGACGTAGACGTCGAGCGGAACCCGCGCGGCCCCTGCGCCGTAGCCGATGATCCGGTCGCCCACTCCGATCGTCTGCCCGAGCGCGCGCAAGTCGCGCATGCGGAAGAGCACGTAGCCGGTCGAGTATTCAAGCGCTCCGATTTCCTGCATGCGAAGTTCTTTGTCAGATGCCCACTTCCATTGACCGGGCGCTGTGTACGCTTCGCGATAGACGACTGTCTGAACCGGCTCGTTGTAGCCGTCGTCTTGAATGGTCGCCGCCCTGTCCACAGGTTGAACGTCGGTCGGCAAGGGGTGAATGAGATTTGGCAACATGCATCACATCCATGTCGGATTCGGCGGCGTCGCCATGCCGATCGGCGCCTTGTACAGCTTCACGATCATCTGAACTTCGGGGTCGTCGATCAGCCCCGACAGGCCGGCGGCTCGCGGCTTCAGGTCGCCGCCCGCGGTCTGGTATTTGATCGAATGCCCGTCGGTCACCTCTTGCTGAACGATGCCAGACGTGATCGGCGGCGGAATCAGCCCGGGCACTGAGCCCGGAACGATCGGCGTCGCCAGATCCTTCACGACGAGCTTCAGAAGAGCGCGCTGAATCAAGAGCGGCGTCGAGCCGTCGGGTTCGACGTAGCCGAAGACCCCCTTGACGAACTGATTGTGTCTGCCCATGTGAAAGCGCGATCGGCCTTGACGATCCGACGCCGTGTAGATGTCGCGATCGTAACTGAAGCTGTCGACCAGCTTGATCCGCGGGTTCTTGCGGTCGTCGGGTAGTTGCCGGCCCGTGTATGCGCGGTATCGCCCCGCTTCGAGCGGGGTGTCGTCGTTATTCAACCGAAGCTCTTCAATCGAAATGATCGGAACCGCGATGTGTAGCGTGTCGCTGTCGGTGCCGTCGAGGTGCATCTCGATCGCGATCGGCCGAAACCACTGACGCGTCACGCGTTCTAGCACTTGTTGCCACAGCTGGATCGACGCGAAGATCGTCGCATCGTCGGGCGGATCGGTGTTCACGCCCGCGGCGCGCACGTCGTCGACGCTGATGTACGTGTCGTCGGCGCCAAGCGAAGGCGAAGAGAGCACCTCGAACTCTTCGACGAAGAACTGTTCAGGGCTCGTCGTCTGGTATCGTGTGAACCAGCGAATCTCATACGTACCGACGAGCGCGTTCGATGGCACAGCATACACGGCCGCATAGTGCCCGATTGCGATTCGGTCGCCGTCGGGCACAGGGTTCAGGTTGACGGCCTGTCGGCCCGAGCTCGGGTAAACCTGCATCGGCGTCGAAACCGACGTGATCTTCTCGAACACCTGAAACGACAGTTCGGTCACGTTGATCGGCGCGCCAAAACTGTCGCGCATGAAGACGTCGAGCTTCGGGTTCGAAGCGTTGCTCGTTTCACCTCGTGTCAGCGCTGGCATACCCCATCACCTCGGTTGAATCGTTGACCTGCACCGCGAGCCCTACACTTGCGTTCAGGATATCGGTCGCGACGACGAAGTCGCCACGTTTGACAACGAAGCCCCCTGAGCCGGGCGACAACTCGGGGCCCCCTGAAAGCGAGAGCGGCCCGCCTTCGACCGTCAGCACGACAACCGGGCCAGCGTTCGCGCCGTGCCCGATGCCGTGCGCCACAAGCTCGACCGCCGCCGTATGCAAGCTGTCTTCGACACTTACATTGTCGCTAATAGCTTCGAGGTCTTCGAAGCCCGCGCCCGAGTTCATCCGATCAGCCACGCCAACGAGGTCACCGACCTCGACCGTGAAGCTGCCCGTTGCCGGCGCTGTGGGGCTCGCCAAGACGGTGAACATGTCGATCGGCCCCGTGTTGGCCCCGTCGACGATGCCGTGCGCCACAAGCTCGACATCGCCCGTGTGAGCCGCATCTTCGACAAGCCCGAAATCGTCTTCTGATCGGGAGTACCAAACTGTTACACCGAGCGCGTCGTTCGTCGTGACGACCTCGGTTCCCAGCTTCAGAATTTCGGCCGCCGCCAAGTCTTCGACTTCGACCGTGTCGGCCGCGTCGCCCCCGAGCGTTCGCGCAGCTGTCGACACGTCAGCGACCGTCACAACGTCCGAAAGCGACTTCCCGACGCCGACCGACGTCTTCAGCGAGTCCAAAACGCGCACTGCGTCTTCGAACTCGACGATGACGTTGATCTGTTCGAGAATCAGCTCGTCAGAAAACGCGTCGACCGCGTCGAGCGCCGCGCGTGCATAGGCAAGCGCCAGCGCGACCAAGTCGACCGCTTCGACCGCGTCGTCGGTGAAAACGTCTCTGTCGACCCCGACCGACACGAAGTCGAGCGCTTCGACCGCGTCGTCGAGGCTTCGACCGAAAGCCTTCTGAGCGCCGATTGCGTCAAGTACCTCGACCGAATCGACGACCACAACCACGACCGCCAAGTCGACGAGAACACCGTCGACCGTCAGCGCGGTATCGCGCACGACTCGCCCCGCGTCGAGCCCCATCGCGATGACGTCTGCGACATCGGTCAGGTCACGCACGTCTCGACCGAGCACGAGCGCCCCTGTCACACTGTCGACGACCGCGATCGTGTCGCTCACCCCGAAGACCTGCGCGGCCCCAAGACCGAACCGATCGGTCACCGCCACGACGTCCAAGAACGCCCGGGCTGAATCGTGTTCGCGAGTCACGAGGTCGAGCGCGACGACGGCGTCGACGACAGTTTGCGCAATCGAACGCGTCGCTGTGACAGAAAGCAGGTCGTCAAGCGTGACGCCGTCGCTCGTGATGGCTTCCTTGATACTGTCGCGACCTACCCGAATCAGGTCGTCGACCACGACGATGTCTTCGAGCCTGACGACGTAGCTCGCTGCGATCGAGAGCGCGTCGACAACGGCGACCGAATCGAGGCCCGCGAAGTCAACGCCGATCGACCCCTGATCGACGACACTCACCGTGTCGGCGAACACGCGCCCGAAAGCGACTTTCACTTCGACTTGGTCGAGCGCCGAAACGACGTCGTCGAATGTCGTCTGTGATGCGCGTTCGACGCCGACAGAGTCGGCCAGAACGACAACGTCACTTGTAATCACAACCTGCGCAGACGCAAGCGCAAGCGCGTCGACCACTTCGACGACGTCGACGAAAGCGCGTTCAGATGTTGCCGCGCAAGCAAGCAAGTCTTCGACGTTCGCCGTGTCGCTTACTGTGACCTGCGACTCTGCGCGCGAAGCTTCGACTTCATCGTTGACCGCCGCCGTATCGGCCGCCGAACGATCAAAGGCCATCGACCCCACGATCGTATCGGCAACCGTCGTCGCATCGCTCTCTGTTCGCTCATACGCCCCTGCCTGCAAGATCGCAAGCGCATCGACAATTGACGTCACGTCAGTCGTCAAGCGCTCGAAAAGGGTGACGCGAACCAACGTATCTACAGCGCTCGCCGTGTCACTTGCCTCGCGTTCAATTGTCGCAATGCGCGCGACTTCAATCGCATCGGTGACCGGCGTCGCATCTGTCTGCGATCGAGCGAAGGTCGCTGTGCGCCACAACTCGTCAACGATCGAGGCGCTGTCGCCCGCCGCTCGCTCCGATACGGTGTCTCTGACAGGTTGCTCGAAGACTGAAACCGTGTCTGCCGCGCGCCGTGCAAACCAACCCACGCGCGCAAGTACATCGGCGATCGTTGCTGTGTCGGTCGCGGGCCTTCGACCATACGTCAGAGTTCGACGAACGAGGTCAGCGACCGCGGCCGTGTCGGTCGGCCTTCGACCATAGACGACTGTTCGACGAACGAGGTCAGCGACCGCGACCGGGTCGGTTGGCCTTCGACCATAGACGACTGTTCGACGAACGAGGTCAGCGACCGCGACCGGGTCGGTCGCGAGCCTTCGACCATACGTCAGAGCCCGCTGAACGAAGTCGTCAACCGAGACGGCGTCGACCGCGCTTCTTGGTATCACACCGATAGTAAATAGTACGACAAGCGCGTCATCAACGGTTTCGTTATCCGCTGCATTTCGAACGCACGTCAAGACCCGTTTCATCGACTCAGTTAGGCTAAACGTATCTGTAAGTGTCGTGATGCTATAAGCCACTCCCACATAGCCAAAACTAAAGAGGCCGAATAGTTGCGCAACAGTATCGTTTGACCACCATCTTATGGAATCACGATCGGTCTGAACTGCCGCTGACCTTTTCGGAACGTCTAGATCCAACCCCGATCCAGCCGTACAGATAATTCCGCCTTGGGGCGCGTCTCGACGACGCTCACTCGCGTTGATATTTCTCAGAAATGCATACGAACCCTGAGCGACCGGAAGATTCGAAGAAATCGCACGAGTTCCGTGTGCGTATCCTGTTCCGCCTTCACAGAAATCACATGGCTGACCAGATCCCGGAGTGGTTAGATTTTGCCCGGTCACTGCGCTTATCACGCTTTTCGCTATCGCTATCGAAGGGTGCCCTAGCGACGGCAACGGCTGAATGAAATTGGCTGTGCCCGATGCGTTAGTGCGCAATACGTCGAGCTGCACTGGTTGAATTCCACTGTTGCCCCAATAGAACGCAAGATAGAAAAAGAGGTCAGCATTTGTTCCATCCCATGACCAACCGTTGGGCAACGCTTGCCCAAACTGAAAATCATAGGTGAACGCCGCGGCCGTATTCTGTGTGTAAAATGAATTGTCGCGAATGGGCAGCGCGCCATCAATGTTCAGAGCGGCGGCCCACTGCGCGCCAGCATTTGGATCAATCCAACCAATCGACAACGCGCCCACCCCTGCGCCAGTGCGAATCTGATCGACGTCTACATTGTGACACTGACCAATCGCATGAATCAGATCGGGGCGCCACGGCAGTGTGTTCACTGCACTTGCGGCACTTGTGCAGGTGCCGCATGCAACTTGAAGATCGTCGCCGCCAAATGCTATATAGTTGAAATAGTATGAGTTTATAGTCTTTGTCCAAACCAACCGGAAACCGTCGTCTATCGGTGTGAATGTTGCGGCGAACGTCGGTGAAGCAAGAGTGCTGTTAGCCTGAGCATACCCCTTTATTACGGCCCCATTCGAACTCCATCCGGCTATTGATGTGCCGCCGCTTGTATGCCATACGCCGACGGCTTTCTGATTGGGCGCATTCACACCGTCGTCAGCCGCGATACCATGCATGAACTCGATATTAGGCGTAACGGATGAAGGGGCTTGTGCGCTATAGAGTATAATCGCCTTTACCTTGAAACCGAGTCCGGTATAGTCTCTTGTGCTCGGCGCGGATGGGGCTTGAACCAGCCCGGCGCGAGCGAAAATCTTTCTAGTTGGGGTTAGCGCTCGCGGCCCCTGAATCAGAAGCATGTGTTGTGTCAGCGATTCGATCCCGGTGCCGCCGACCTTCGTGCTTGGCGCCCCCGTGCTGACGCCCGCCGCAACGACCGGCTTGTACATCGCATAGACACCGACCAGACCGCCCGCACTAAAGTCGAATGTCTCATTCCAACCGGCCGGAACGGTCGTGCCGTTCCGATTCGCGTCGATCACGCCAACCGCCAGCGCAAAGCAATCGACAGGCGCGGTTTCCGCAAGCCACGACCACGTGTCGCTGTCGTTTCGCTTGATCGAATGTCGACAAATCGGCTGCGTTTTATTTGCCCCTCGAAACTGATACGACAAAATCAAATAGCTGTTGTTGACCGTCCATGAGAACGGAACACTATTGCTATCGCCAGTTTGACGAAGCTTCCAGAAGAACGCACTGACAAGACCGTTGTGCGAGCTTCCGATTCGATGCCAGCCGTCGGGCGCCGCGATGTACTGATCCTGTAATTCGTCACAGGTCGCGCGCATCACGTGCACGAGTAGCAAGTCGTCGGTGACCAACGTCATCTGTGACAAATCGGCCGATGCCGATGTGCCTGACCCGTAAACATACATGACGTTGATGAAGGTTGGCGCGGCCATGAGAGTCTAAAGCCTCCAACTCTTGACAGCGCGCGACGCCTGCAAACGACCATCGGGTCCGAGCGGTAACGAATGCTTGTCGACCTCGAAATTCTGACCCGCCTCGTCGTACCACTCGCCTTGTCGGTACCGGGCAAGCGCCACGCGCCCCGAGAACGTGCACACCGTCACGAATACGTTCTCGGGCGGTTGACTTGCGGGAAAAGCATTGAACGCGTGCGAATCGACCGAAGGCACTTCGAGCCACAGCGCCGCGACCCCGAGCGTCGGCACAAGATCGCCCCCGCCCCCGCTGACGGGCGCGACCGTCACGACTCGGATCCACAGGTTGCCCATGTCTCGGGCGATCCAATCCGCCTCGCGACCAATGAGCGCGAGCGCGTATTCTTGCCAATCGCCATGCCACACCGTGAAGTTTCGTGTCTGCGCAATCAGCTTCGAACCATTGTTTGCGCGCCGCGGATCCTCGCCCCATACCATCGCCGCGAGCTCGATCCCGCCTTCACCTGCAAGGCGCGCGAATCGCCCGCGCACGGCCGCCGATCCGAACCCAATCGGGCCGCGCGTCTCGATCGCTTGGTCGAAACCATGACCTTGTTCGGCGACTAGCGACACGAAGCGGTCATCACCAAGATGGGTCGCCAAGACAGCGTGTCGATCCTGATTGCCGCCGTTGCCGATGACCCGAAGGTCGCCAATCGACCCGCCGTCAGCGACTGAATGTAGAAGGTCGGACATGGCCGCCCTTCAACTCGCCGTCTCGCCCGTGCCCTCGTTGACGAGCGCGTTGACAAGAGCCGTCGCAAGCGGCTGCGACTCCTGAGCGGGCAAGCCCGCCGTCACAAGGGCCGTCGCAAGGGCGCCTTCAAGGGCGCCTTGGGCGCCAACTGCGTCGCCCCACAGCCGAGCGTCATCGACATACAGAATGACCCGACTTGCCCACGTGTCGGCGCGCCAGTAGCGAACGACTCCCGAGAAGTCTGCGCGCGCAACAACGACACCCGCGCGCACACCGAAGGCAAGGATCTGATCGACGACGATCTGGTTCAGAGCCGTTGCCGTCTGCACCTGCAACGAAGTCGACCCGGGGCTCGTCACGAGCGCCGCAAAAATCGCTGAATCATTGTTGCGAACCGTATTCTGAAAGTTCGCGGCCTTGACGAAGCGTCGTTCCATGGGTTCGCCTTTCGTTTCGGGGCAAGCGCCCGAGCGAACCCGGGCGCGTTCACGATAGCCTGAAGATGTTCCTACAGGTCAGGGCTGAACACACGCGTTCGACCGAGTCGACAGCTCGACCCGACTGACGCACCTTCGTTTCCTTGCCGCACTTCGCGCACGGGAAACGGGGTGCATCGGACGTCAGGGCCGTCACTTCTTCGACGACCTGCACAAGACGGCACGGCGGCGAAGAGCAGACGCGCAACGACTCGTCGTGTCGACGGGCTTCGCCGTGTGCTCGACTCTCTGCGCCGCACTTCGGGCATGGAAACTTCGGCGAAACGGGCGCCGTTTCGACCGATGCTGTCGCGGCATCGGTCATCTGTTGACGGTCGACGAAGCTCATGTGATCCGCACGTTGTAAGTCAGCTTGAGCTTGTCCGCTGTGGTCTTGTTGACCGCGGTGAACACAGCGCGCATGAGCGCCGACCCGCCCGGGCTCGTGTTCTGATTCAGAACGACGACCTCGCGAATGTTCGCCGCCGACTTCGACCCTGCGCCCGATGGGTAACTCACGACGAGCTGAAACGTTCGTGTGCCAGCCAAAAGCGTCTTCAGGTCGGCCGTGTTGATCGTGCCAGTCACTGGCGAAATCACGTTCGTCTGACCGCTACCCGCTGCGACGCCGCTCGTTCCGATTCGGAACTGATCCCAATCGTTCGTGTTCAGGCCGCACGCCTGACGCCACGTCTGGCGCTTGCCCGTATTGACGACAAGGTTGTGCGTGCGCACCCGCGCAATGACCTTCGGGCCGTCGGCGCCGTCGCGAATGACTTCGACGTCGACGTATCCGCCGAACTTGCGACCTTCGAGCATGTCTTGAATGTTCATAGCCGGCCTAATCCTCCGCGGCGCGCCCGCTGAGCGCGCCCTGTATCAGTGTAACGTTTGCCCGAGCTTCTGCGAAAGCTTCGGGCGGTGAATCGTCAGGCAAGAGCTCGACCACGCGTTGACACCATGCCAGCGCTTCAGACAACAAGCCGAGCTCCCCGCAAACTTGCGCCAGCCGCTGAGCGGGCAGGTACGAATAGAACGCGAGGTCGATCCACCATACCGTGATTGGCGGTTCGCCGATCGCGGTCGCCGCGATCGAGTAGAACCGACGCGCCTTCTCGGGTTCTTTGCTCAGGTAGGCGATGTCGCCCAACCACAAAAAATGCTCGAAGCGCGACCAATCGTCGGCCGTGCAACCATGCAAGACGACCGAAGCGTCTTTCATCCTGCCCTGAAGCATGTATTCTTTGGCGAGGATCAACCGCGCTTGGTACTTCTGAACGCCGTTGTGCGACACGACGAGAAACTGTTCAAGGCGCTCGGTCGCGCGTGACACGTCGATGTCGCGCCATTCCTGCCCGAGATAGAAAAGGCTCGCTTCGGATTTCCGCGAGAGCCAGTCGTCAAGTAGCGCGCTTCTGTTCTGTGCCTTGCGTTGTTTGGCCCGACTCGCGCCTCGTTCGTGATGCCGGTCGTGAAGCGTCTTGACCTGCCCGAGAGTCACGCAAAACGTGCCATCGGGAAAGTCGAGCACATTGTGCACCGGGCGCTTGAATCGGATGTCGGGCGCCTTCTGAAAGAGCCACGGGAAGGCCCATTGCTGCCCGTTGCCTTGGCGAAGCACGAAGCCGACACGCGCGGCCTTCGGAAGCACGCTGTCGACCGCAAGCAAAACGTCTTCGCCTGCGACAAGCCGCTCGTGACCTTCGGTCATGAAGATCCAATCGCCCGAGCATTCGTCGATGCACTGATTGCGCACCGACGCGAAATGAATACCGCCTTCGCCCATGTATTCCTTGCACGAGCCTCGACACACCGCGCACGCGTCGATCGTGTGCCCTGTCGGCGGCCCCATCGGGTCGCGCAAGAAGAAGACCTTGTCGGCATACCGCGAAGCGACTTCCCACGTGTCGTCAGTCGTGCGCGGGTCGACCCCGACAACGAGCTCGTCAGCAATACCCCGAAGCGACGCAAGTGTCGGTTCAAGGTCGCGCCCCTCGTCGCGCACGGGCAAAGTCGCCGACAACCGAAAGTTCTTCTTCGCGATTGGGCCGCACACCGCGAGCAAGTACGGGCCAAGAACTTCGATCCTCACGTGCTCGAAGTGAACCGACAGCTCTGACTTCAGGGTCATAGCGGTAAACTTCACCGCGTGCTGTGGCTCTTCGTCGGGGCCAAGTCGGTTGTTCGGCACGCTGATCAGCGCCCCGAGTCGATCCGACCCTGCCATCGCGTCGAAGACGCCTGCGCGCGCGCCCGCTGACAGATGTTCCATGCACTCTGTCGACACAAACAAGTCGACGCCGTCGAAGGGAACCAAGATGTCGTCGAGTTCGAGGTCGAGTCGCGTCGTCGACAGGCCCCGCGCGAGAGCGGCTTCAAGCGCGACCTCGCTATTGTCGACGACCGTGACGCCCGCGACATTCGAAAGCGTCTTCAGCTGTTCGCCAAGCACCCCTGTCGCGCCGCCGATGTCTGCGACTCGCACATTCTGTACATACAGCCGCTCGACAAGGTGCTTGATCCGCGCGTATACGCGCGCCAGCGCTTGCGTGCGCCAAGCCTCTTCGGCCTCGCGTTCCCACAGATGATCCCACAGGTCGGCCGAATTGTGCAGGCGCGCCTGATGTTCCGCTTCGTGTTGGGCGATGGCTTCGACCATGATCCCTTTCCTTTCGTCGTGTCGGATTGCCTACAGAACGCCGTTCCACAATGCTTTTGCGACCAGCCATCCGGGCGCATCGGGCGACTCGGGCGCTTGCGGCTGAGCCGGTGCGTGCCCTTTCGTGACTGCCGTCGCCGCTTCCTTTGGTTGGTAGCCGACCACGCGCTCGACTTCGGTCAGCGTGTTGAACTCGAAAGAGCCGTCGTTCTTGCGCGTATACGCCGCCGCATAGAAGCGAACCCGCTTGCTTTCTTCGACGTTCTCGCCGAACTGATACACGTCGAACACGACCGACTTCGAAAAAATCTCGACGGGGTAACAGCTTGAATCCTTCCCGAGATTCAACTTCTGTTTGATGTACGACTTCCCCGCGTCGCGAACCTTCTGCGCATACACAGACAGGCTTTCGCCCGTCGCAAGCGCGATGTCTTTTTGCACGATCACGTCGTGAGTCTTCTTCGTCTCTGACATTGGCGTCGCTCCCTATCGCTTCAGTGCGTTGAAAATTTGCTTGCCGCCCTTCGCAAGCGACACGCGCGCCGCGGGCTGTGACGCATGGGCCATCAGCGTCAGCCGCACGTCATCAGCGATCAGCGTCACTCGCTCGCCGCCCTTGACTCGCCCTTGCGCCTCGACCGCCTCGACGTGCACGAAGACGCGTCGAACGCCGTCAGGGCGCGATACGGAATACTGCACACCGATGTCGCGCCCTGACGGCTCGCCGCACGCTTGACACTTGCCGCGCACGGTATGGCGCTCGACAAGCGACACCCCGTGAATCGTCGCTTGAAAGTCGTCGCGCGCCAGTTTCGCGAGCCACATTCGCGCCTGTTCGGCGTCGTTCAGGTCTACGGGGTGTGTCTGACCGTCCGATGTGTGGATTTTCAGCACGTACACCCCTGTTAGAACCTACTTCAGAACGTCGACCTCGTCGCAATCCTCCGAACTCCGAGGCCTCAGAGCCGCGTCACTGAACGAAGGTAGGTCGAGAGCGGGCGGCGGGATGGAAGGCCGCCCGGGGTTCACCGTGGGCCGCTCCGGGGTCGTTCCGACTCGGGCCGGCGGTGTTGGCTTCGGGCCCGCCGTCGTGAACACGACACCGCGCGCTTTCAGATGGGCCGCTTCCCCATCTGTGACGACGCAGGTCGTACCGGGGCGCACATGAATCGCCCCCTTCACGGATCGCTCGACAGAAGCAGGAAAATCTTCGACCTGCTTCAGTTGCGAGCTTGGCGAAAAAATGATGGTCGGCATGCGCTGTGATCCTTCCTTCGAGTCAGTCGTCGTCTTCTTCTTCGTCGCCCTTTTGCGCGCCCAAAATCAGGTCGATGATCTCTCGCTTGCCCGCCTTCTTCGGCACCTCGCGCACCGTGAGCGGCAAGTCGTCGTCGTTCTTGATCAGCAAGATCAAATCTTCGCGCGACATCTTCTTCAGGTCGCGGCGCTCGTAGGCGCCCTTGACCGCTTCAGGCTCGTCTTCGGCTTCATCGTCGTCTTCGGCCTCGTCATCCGACTCTTCGACCTCGACGTCGACGTCGGGCTCTTCCGGTGCGGCCTGCCCCGGAAGCTTGCCCTTGATGATCTGAACCGAGAACCCGGGCTGAGCCGAATAGTAGGCCGCTTCTTCGGGGTTGGTCGTCGTGAACGATTCGCCCTTCTTGATCGTTCGCCCCTTGAAGCCCGTGTGCGTCAGGGGCCCGTTCTTCACGAGCCCGAGCTTGATTTTCGCTTGAAGTGACATTCCTTGAACCTTCCCTTGGTCAATCAAAATGTGTGCCGGCTTAGTGGCGAACCACAAGCGGCCAGATACCGGCTAAACGCCCTTGCCGATGTTTCTGACCTTGACGATCGCGCTCAGCTCTTCGTACTGAACGTCGACCTTCGACGTGATCGCGTATTGGTTCACACCCTTGTAGATGTCGCGATCCTTCTCGATTCGGATGTCGCGCCCAACGCCAACGATGAAGTTGTTTTGATGCGTCAACAGAATTTGCGGGCTCGATCGGTAGGTCACCTTGACAACGTCACCGCTCGCGATGGCACCTGCGCCCGCGCGCGCAATCGTGCCCGCGTTCGCGTCCAAGACGTAATCAGTCACTTCGATGTAAGGTACCGTCGGCACCTTGTCGAGCTCGTCGGGGTGCACGACGACGTCGGTCACCGGGCCGTTCTTCAGCGCGACCGGGGTCGTTCCCGTCAACGTCACATGTTCGACGGTCAGCGGCTCGAACTCCCACAGCGGAACAGGCACAGCTGTGATCCCGAACGGGCCGGGCGTTCCGCCGCCGCCCCCGGCTGCACTGTCACCGAGCGCGGTCGCGCGCGTCGAAAGCTTTTCCATGTACAACTGCCACAGGTCGGGGCTCATGAACCATCGCAACGCGGTTCGATTACGCCGAAACTTCGTGGGCATCGCGCGGATCGCTTTGCTGAAGATCGACAGACCGATGTTCTGCCCGAGCGCGTCGACGACGTTCGAACCGTCGGCAAGCGTCGACCAGCCATTCGACAGAGCCAGGTAGCTATCCTTGACCTCGTCGGCTGAACCGCCTTCGATCAGATCAGATTGGGGCACAGCGGGCCCGAGCTTGTTGCCGTTGATGTAAAGGTCTTCGAGGTCGTTCGCGAGTTGCGTTGCCATCAGGCGAATGATCGTCTCTTCGACGTTGTCGCCTTCGATGTTCAGCTCGCGAAAGTTGTCGCCGACTTCGAAGGGAACGATCAGCTCGTGCGGCGTGATCGTGATCTTCGAGGTCGTGATTCCGCGACGCACTTGCGGGTCGACACCTTCGGCCTTGGGCATCGCGACGCGCTTGCCCACACCGATCTTGTCGATATCCAGATTTTCGTTTCGGAAGCGTACGATTCGCGCATTGTCTTTCAGCACCGTCTCGTCGATGACGAAGTCGATGAAGCGATCACTTTGCGCGTCGTTCAGCTTGCCGCCGGTCGCCAGATTGTCCGCGACGATCGTGGCCTTCCTGACAAGATCCTCGTTTGCGATGGTCATCTCTTACCCTGTCCCTTCGAAAGTTGCTTTTGCGGGGTCCTTGATTGGTTCGTCGCCGGGCCCTATAGGACCCCGCTCCACATGGAAGACTTTTTCGTCGCCGTGTCAGTGACGTCACCGCCAAGACTGTTCGAGGCCGGGCGCGCCTTCTCGATTGCCTCGACCCGATCGACGAGCTTGTCGACAGCGCCAGCAAGGGCCTTCAACGTCGACACGACAGCGTCGTCGCCGTCGCCCGCCTTCAGCGTGCCCGTCACCGTCGGCTTCTTCTTCGGGTTCGTCAGTTCGGTCACAGCGCTCTGATTGCCGTGCGACGACACCGGGGCGACTGTCGAGTCGGGCGACGTGCCCGGGGTGACCGCTTCGAGAACGAGCTTCAGGATTTCCTGCGCGCTCTGTAGGGCCTTGATGCGCTGTGGCGTGAAGGCCGCGGCCTTCTGCACAGCGGACGCAAGCGAAGCCATCGTGAGCGGCTCTGCGACCTCGTCTTCGTCGGCCTTAGCGACCTTCTTCTCGGGCTTCAGCGGCTTCTTTGCGTTCGGGAAGCCCTGTTCGGGATCGAACCCGGCGGCCTTCAGCTTCGCCATGGCGGTCTTCATCTGCGTTGCGTCCATGCCGGCTTTCGTCAGAAGCGCCTTCAGCGACGTCTTTTCGACCTGCGTCTCGACTTCGGTGTCGCCTTCTTCGGTTTCGGATTCGTCGCCGCCCCCTTCTTCGGGCTTCGGCTCGTCGCCGCCGCCGTCTGACGGCGCCTTGGTTTCCTTCTTCGTGGACACAAGGCCCGCGATCTTGTCGACGATGCCGTTGACGTGTTCGAGAGCCTTCGTCACTGAGTCTTCGCCCTCGACTTCCAACGGCACGCGCACGGCTTCTTTCTTCTCGGCTGTAGCGCCCATACTCGGATCCTCCTGATTCTTGACGATCAAAAATTCGACTTCGTTCGCAGGTGCGTCGACTAAGCTTACTTCTTCGGTGCTCAGCCCGACGAATCTGCGCTTCGCTTGCTTCGGCATGAATTCGATCCTCCCTACGTCACTCCGCGGGCACGACCTTCGCTCGGCCCCCGATCGAAAAGCCCGTGATCTTGCCTTCCTTGACCTTCTTCCACAGGTCAGCGTCGAGCACCTTGACGGTCATGATCCAAGAGCCTTGCTTGATGGTCTTCGCCCCGAGCACGATGCCACTCGGAGCGACGTAGCTTTCGACGAGCGCGAGCTTTCCCTTCGGAAATGTCGAGTGCTGAACCCCGAGCTTCGTCGTGCGGTTGAAGTTCTGAAGGAAGCCATAAGCGGCTTCCTTGATCACATCAGCCGAGATGATATCGCCCTGAGCGTCGACCACTTCGGGCTGTAGTACGACACCGCTGACGGTCTGCTCTTCATCCGACGCCTTCAGGATCTCGACGTCGAACCGCTTTTCGACCCGATTCTGTTCGTCGTCTTCGTCTTCTGCGTCGCCCCCGCCGTCGCCGTCGCCCGCTTCCGGCGGGTCGCCAGCGGGTTCGAGCTCGACCGAAACAAGCTTTCGGGCCGGCTTGGCCTTACTCGCTTTCGCCAGCGCCGCGATCGAAGTGATGTGCTCTTTTATGTCCACATCGCGAGTCTATCGCGACGCAGGGCCCACGCCCGCTAACGAGGTCGGCGAACGGTGCCCGTCTTGCGGCTCGTTGGCGTCGACGAAGGCGCCTTCGGTCGCTTGCGAACGGGCTTGCTCGGCTCGCCAGACACGAGGTCGCCGTCTTCGTTGAAGACCAAATCGGGCAACCTGTCGGCGGCCTCGACCAGCGTTTCGGCGACATCTACACGCTTCTTCATAGCCGTTTGATCTTAGCTGGAATCTGCGACATTTCAATGTGCGACGGAATGCCGGCATCGTTCTTGCTGTCGATCAAGAAGTTCTTGCCGATTCGCTTGTCGCCAATACGGAACCTCGCGATGTCTTCAGGTGTACGAAGCGTCGCCATGACCTTCGCCGCCTTTTTCGCTCCGAGGTCGCGCTTCAGGCGCCTCGCGAAAGCCGCGAAGACCTGTTTGATCTGTTCCGGATTCGTCCATTCGAAGCCCGCCTTCGTCCACACATACCGACCTACTTGCGCGGCTTCAAGTGACACCTTGCCTATCTCTTGCTTCACGTAGGCGTCGACCTGTGCGTTGAATATCGACGCACCGATTCCGCTGCCCTGCAAATTGTCGTCAACGAAGAAGGCCGCGTGATGCACGTTAGTCTTCCCGTCGGCCCCACGCGAGAAGTCGCGCCCAAACGTCCCGACGATGTTCTTGTCTTCGTCGATGATCCCGGCGCTGACCGATGCTTGTTGCTTCTTCGCGCTCTCTCTAGTCGACACGACCAGCTTGTGCCCGGGCGGTAGTCGCGCGTCGAGCCCTGCCAACTCGTCAATGTCGGCGTCTGAGAGCTTCCGACCGAAGACCTTCTCGCCAAGCTCGCCAAACCGCACCGAAGGCACGACAGGCAAGCTCACAGGGGCAGCAACGGGCTTCGTCGGCAACTCCGACGACGGCTTCATCGGTCTTTCAGGTTCGAGCCCTTCGCGTTCGAGGTCGTCGAACGACATCGACTCGACCGACACGTCGACCGTCGAGCGACACCGAAAGTGATAGGGCGGAAGGGCCAAGCCGGCCTGAGCCATGCCGCGCGCGCCGCCCTTGGCAAAGATCGACCTCGCGTTGTTGATACCCATCCACGGGTGCGCGGCGCGCACGTCATCCGGAGTCTTCGCGGCGCTCGTCTTCGCGATCTGGTCGTTCGCTTCCTTGACGAAAAACTCCTTGCCGTTCATGAACGCGCAAATTTGCGTCGTCCGATCGTCCATCGGATTGACGATTTCGTACTTCGTGATTCCGACCTGAGAGAAGCTTCGCACCTGCCCGCGCACGCGCGCATTCGTCGCTGTGTTCGCCGCGAGCCCTTCGAAATACTTGGCCTGCGAACCGTTGAAGCCCTTCGGGATCGTCACCTTCGCGAGATTTTCAGCGACCGCGGCCGCGATCCGCTTGCCCGCTTCAGCGTGCGAAACGCCTTCAGCCATCGCCGGCTTCACCGCGTTCCGAATCGTCTCGCGAACATTCTGCGAATAGTGTCGCCCGATCCAGTACATCTGATCGCCTTGCAGGTCGGCGATCGCTTGCTTGTCGACGACGTCGAACTTCACCGAAGCTTCAGCGACTTGCTTCGGCTTCTTCGACGGCGACTTTGGCAACCTCGCCTTGCGTGCGACTTCTTCCTTCGCTTCGAGCTGATTCGTGAAGTTCGGGGTGATGTACTGAAGCGACGCGGTCGTCTTGCCGGTCGCCTTCTTCCATCCGGCCTGACGCGCGAGCTCGTAGACGCGCCCGATGTCGCTCGACACGCGTGCTTCGACCTCGCCCGCCCATTTCCCCATCGTCTTGTCTACCTTGTCGAGCGCGACGTTCACCGACTCGCCAGCGGCCACGGTCGCGCCCGCTTGCGCGCTCGCTTCCTTCGCTCGGTTGTTCCACTTCATCAGTTGATAGTCGCGAATTCGCATTTCCAAGCGCGCGATCCTCGCCACTTCGCTGACCATGAGCGCTTTCGCGACCGACGCGTCAGACGCGACGATCACGTCGTGCAAGATGTCGAGCGAACACGCCCGACACTCGCACACGAGCGCACGTTGCAGCGTGGCAAGCTTCACTTCGCCCCCAACTGCTTTCGCCACATGACTTCGGCCGCCCGATTCAACGCCAGCAAACGCTTGGCAACGTCCATGACGCTGTCGGGGTCTTCTTCGTCGAGGTCGTCGAGTCCGATGTCGGCTAGGTCGATGTCGCCGTCGTCGCTCAGAAGCCCGAGCGCCTTCAGCGCGGTCACTTGCTGCCCCGGTTCGGTCGGCTGAGCTTGATTCTTCACCGCTTCAGCCATGGTCAGACTGAATGGAAGATCAGCCGGGAAGCCCGGGGCGAAGTCGGGCAGGTCGATCCCAAGGATGTCTTCGAGCATGTAGCGCGCGATGCGCGGCGTCATGCCGCCCGTCTTTTCAGACCCGCCAAGAATCTTGACGAGCTGTGTATTGTCAGTCGTGTTCGGCGTGTTCGACTTGAACTTGTGGTAAACGACCCCCATCTCGGGAAACACAAGCCGATTGATCACCTCGTCGAACTCGGTTCGCTCAGGCGCGAAGACCTGTTCGTCAGCGAGTCGCCGCGACGACTCGGCCGTCGAACGCGAGTAGTCGGCGGCCTGCCCCACGAAGATCGGCGGCAAGCGGAACGAGCGCCGGATCTTGTCATGGTTCTTCTCGCTGTAGTTCTGAAACAGAGCGTCGGCGTGCTGTTCCTTGGTCAGCGGCTTGATTTCAATCTTCACCTGCCCGCCGTCTTCGCCCGTGTCTTCACCCGACGGTTCGGCCTCGACGATCAGAAATTTGCTGTAGTTGTCCGACCCCTGAATCTGCGACTCGACGAACGACTGAATGCGGTCGATCGTGCCCTGCGTCAGTTGCCCGTTCGATACCGCGATCACCATGCTCGGTATGTTGTTGTTCTTGAACGTGACCCAATTGATCTCTTCGGCCGCTCGGTCGCCGAAGATCGAAAGTAGGTTGCCGATGAAGCGCGGCAACCCATACGGGCTTCGGGGGCTGTAGAGCTTCAGGTGAAAGACCTCACTCGCCCGATCGCCCACCTTCACGGCCTTCATGTCGCCGTCGCGCTTCGAATACACGCGCGGGTCACCGAACTCCTTGAACCACACGACCTTGTGCCCGGTGAGCGACGTCGCCGTGCGCCCCTGATGAATCGACCTTGACTGAACGAACGTGCGGAACCGGCGCATGACGCGCTGTATCTTGATCTTCACACTACCGTCAGACTGCAATTCGAGGATCTTGCGCTCGACCTCGATCGGCTCGTCTTCCATCTTGCCAAGTCGCATCTGGTAGCTTGGCAGGTGCGTGAAGCCCTGAATCTCGTTCAGCGAGTTCCGAATCACCTCGAAGTAGGCGTTGCCCGTCGTTTCGATATCGCGCCTGATGCGCCGTCGGAACTGAACGAAGCTCTCGTCGGTGCAGTAGGTAAAGAAGTTCGCGAGTCGCACCTTCTCGTCGCGCGCGGCGTCAAGTAGCGCTTGCTGATCGGGGGTCACCTGCCCCGTCGTGTCTTGCGCGGCGTCGTCTTCGGTCTTCGTCACATCGTCCATGCGCAGGCGCGAGACGAAACGAAAGCCGGTCGATTCGATGTTCGTTTCCATCGTTTCGATGCACTGATTCAGCTCGGAACTGTTTTCCGGAAGCATGGCCAGCGTAAGCAGGTCGAACGGGGGCAAAATCACTTTGCCCTTGTGCCCGAGCGCGTTGAAAGGCTCTTCTGGCAGGGCTTCCGACGCGCCCGGGTCGGCGTCTGACGTCGTCAGGCCATTCGCGCCCGTGCCCTTGCGAACGTCGATCACGAGCGCGCGAACCTTCTTCAACATGCGCTTGTTCGCCGCGTTCGCGGCCTGCGTCACTTCGCGTTGCTTCGCGATCGAGATGGTTTCGGATGACATTTAGAGCACTCCGGGTTCTCTGCGCTCGCCGCCGCGACGACGGCGCATCTTGCTTGTGGTGACAGCGAGGTCGAGCGCGTCAAAGAGGTCTTTGTATCGATGGTTAGGGAACAGCACGAGGTGTTCTATCAAGAGCGCCTGCGTTCCCTTGCGGAAGAACATGCGCTTGTCTTCAAATAGCGCCGACAGCTTCCAAGCGCGGGTGATCTTGTCCTTGTCGGTCTGCACGCGCCGAAGCCGCATGTCCTTGTCGACCTCGCGTAACGTCTGGTACTGCGCCGCTTGATACTGGTTCGTCTCGATCCCGACCCGGATCGGCTTCCAGCGCCGATAGAAGTCGATGATCTTCTTCGTCTGCGCACTGAACCGAAGCTGATCTTCGAAGTAGTCGAGCACGTAGTAAGCGCTTCGGTCCTTGTTCACGCCGATGACAACGATTGCGAATTTGTCGGCCTTCTCTTCCTCGCTGATCGCAAGGTCGGTGCCCATGAAGACCCGAAGCGTCTTCGTGTCGGGCCAATCGTCTTCGGCGAGTTGCTGGCAGTAGTCGTACTGAAAGATTTCGCCCTTCATCGCTTCGGTGTCGCACTGATATTGCGCGTTGAAGATGATCAAGCCAGCGCGCTTGCGGCGTTCGAGAAACCACTTCGCGGGATACTTCTTCGGCCACGGGCTTCGACCCTTCTCGTCGAGCGCCGGAACGACCTGATGGTGCTTCTTCAGCTCGTGCTTCAGAAGGTGCCCGTACAGATCGTCATAGTGATACCGCGTGCCAAGAATGTGATGTTCGCCCCGGTGCGACACGTCGGGATCGGGGGGTTCGAGCGTCGGCATCAGTGTGTTGTAAAACCACTTCTGCGTCTTCTCGCGCTGAAGCTTCGTGCGACTGTTGTCTTCGTCGACGAGGTCATCGGAGATGATCACGTCGTAGTGCTTCGAGATGACCGTTCCCTCGACGCCGACGCAGGTGACCGAAGCCTCTTTCGCGACGACCGTGCGCGGCAAGACCTCGATTTCGCGTTCATCCCATTTCCCGACCCGCTTCGCGTCGTAGTAGCGCCCGAAGATTTCTTGAAGCCGCGTGTTCGCTTCGAAGTGCGACTTGATGTTCTTCAGGAAGCCGCACGCGTTCTGAAGCGTCTTCGACGCGATCAAGATTCGAAGATTGGGATCCTTCAACAAGAGGTGAACGGCCTTCACCTCGGTACAAGTCGTCGACTTGCCCGCGCCTCGAAAACACAGCTGAACGTTCTCGGGGTGATCGAACTGAAATTGCATCAAGGCGAGGTGAAACGGCTCGCACTGCAAGCCGAGAACTTCGGTCGCCAAGATGTCGATCCGGTCGTTGTTGATGACCTGATCGCGAATCCAATCGTTGCGAAGCTTGAACGAGTTCTCGTAGAAGTCGATCAGCTGCGATCGGTCAGCTCGTCGGAGCTCGCGCGCGGTCGGAATGGACAGCGCCAAGTTTGTACGCCCGCGCCTGTAGGGTCGCTCTTCGTCTGTCGCTGACTCCGCCACGCCGAACCTTCTTTCATCGCGCAGCAACCGGGCCCTGTGGGCGGCCCGACCCGGTCAGCTAGCGCTTCAGTTCTATCGTCTCGCTGTGCAATTTGAGCCAGACCGTAAACGCGTTGAAACAGGTTCCGCAAACGTCATAAGTAAACGTGTGCGCACGACGGCTTTCGGCGTGCCCAACTTGCTTCGGCGCGCCCTCGCCATAGTCGCCACATCGGTCGCACCTGAACGCGTCGCTCATGCCTTGCCCACTTTCAGACGTCGTCATTGAACCCTTGCGCGCTGATGGCCGTCACACCGGGCCCGGCTGTGACAAAGCAACCAAAGATCGACCCGTTCGCATTCGGCACGTCGACCACATACGGCACGCCAACACCGCCCGCGGCGTGTATCAACGGCGGCGTCATCGGAACGAAGGCTTTTCCTTGCTCTGACCAGATGCGAACTTCAACGGCTGGATTCCCAGTGCCCCCGGGCGCCGCTGTGGGGTTCGTCGTCGGGTCAGCCGTCATCGGGGTCACCCCGAAGCGAATCGAGCTGTAGCCGCCCGCGTTGACGCCCCGCGAGCGCACGTTGAAAACGGCGTCGACCGCCGTCACGACCCGATGAAGTTGCCAATCGGGGGCCTTCGCCGGTGCGTTGTCGATCGTTGTAAGCAAGCGTGAGCGCCGTCGGCTGTCTGCGTCGTCGTAGTAGCTCATGGGGTTCGCCCTTCCTTTCGATGCGACAAGGGGCGACCTGCCACCTGAGCAAGCCGCCCCTTCGTCGCTTGCGTGCCTACTCGTGAGCGATCCAGTGAACGACGCCGTCGAGTGCATTCAGATCGGCATCGGTTCCAATTCGGAAGCCATCCGATAGGGGCGTGACGCCGCCGCCGACCACGATCAGCGACATCGTGCCGCCGGTCACGCGCTTCAGCCCGCGACCTTCGGTCATCGTGTCTGTCCACAACGCATTTACGAGACGCGTTTCGGCAAAGAGCTCGACGCGCCGCGGCCTGAAGCCGACTGAACGCACGTCCATTGCAGCGCCCGTGCCCTTGTAGACGCCCGTCTTCGAAATTTGAACACCGCTTGACATGATCGTTTTCCCTTGATTGCAAACGAATGCGAGGCCGTCGAAGTGTGTTCGGCGGCCATGATTCAACGGTTCGAAAGAGCCGCGCCGCGAAGCGCGACGTGAAGACTTCGGTCACCTCCTTGGCGATCAACCCTTGACAGACCACGGGACGTCTTCAACACGTGGCCCTGCTTTCGCTCGGGTCGGAACGAACACGAACTCACAGAGTAGCCGGGCGTGTTCGGCGCAACCTAGCTTCGCCCCCGCGCGCGCATACAGGCGCCAGCGTGCGAAGCACAACGGACGATCACCGCTGCGAAGGTACGCTTCGGCGCTTCACGCGCACAAGGATCACCGATTGCCCCCGCTTCTGTTCCGAGCGAAGCGGCTTTTGCCCGTCAGGAAATCACCTGACGCGACGCCTTCCCGCGGAGCGCCGACCCGACTTCGCCCGGTTCTTCTTGTCAAGCGACGGCTCGGTCATGGTCGGCTTGCCAAGCGCGGCCGTCTCTGCGTCGACCTTGATGGCCTCGCCATGGTGAAGCGGCCCGGGCGACAGCGCCCGCACGTTTGCCCCTGTGCCGTACTTGTCGATCATCTTGCTTAGCCCGCCGATAGCGTCAAGCACACCCTTCCGAAGGTCGCCGTCTTTCATCTCTGAAATCGAGATGCCGCCGACGAGCACTCGACGTTCGGGTTCCTTGGCGATGACCCCGAGCGTCTGCCCCGTCGAGATGACCTTGTCGGCAATCTCTGCGCGCAAGCGAATCGACCCGACGATTACGCTGTATTGCGTCTTCGAGTTCAGGTTGTTGACGAGGTCGTTCAGGTCGCTGATGTTCCGTTCTTGCTCGATCACATACCGGGCGAAGCGTTGCTTCGGCGAGAGCCCTTCTTCTTCTTCGCCCTTCGACGTCAACAAGAAGTTCTTCGCGATCGCGTAATGCTGTGCCGTGATCCCGAGTTCGTCGATGATCTCCGAGTCCGTACACCCCTCGACAAGCGAAGCGTATATCGCGGCCCCGAGCTCGATCTTCTGGCGCCGCGTCAGCTTGGCGTCTTCTTCAATGCGCTTGTGTCTCTTCATGTCGTCACCCCAATCACAGCCCGCACGTCGATCGCGCACGTCGGATCGAGTGCTCCGAGAATCACATCACGAAGTTCAGGTCGACACCGAATGTAGAACCCAATCGACTCGACGCAATTCTGTCGAGCGGCTTCGGGTGTGTAGCCGAGCATGGTGAACCATTCAAACACGAGCCCGTCGGCCTCGAAGCGATCCCCCTCGACGATCTGGATCGTCGACACGCACAACTTCAGCTCGGCCGTCGCTTCGACCGACACGAGCACCCGCGCGCGACACCTCACGGCGGAACCTTCCGAGCTGACTCACTGAGCGCACCGAAGAGGTCGGCAAGCGACCCGTAGTCGCCTGTGTACCAAAGCTGATGGCCGTCGACTTCGAGGCGCGCGCGCATGCGACCGTTACGTGTCGGGTATGTTGTGACGACAACACCGACCGTACTCTCTTTCACCTTCTGCCAAAACGACGTGTCGCGCTTTTCAGTCATCGCCTTCGATCGCCTTCCTGACCCACTCGGGGGCCTTCCTTGCTGCCCGAACCAGATCCTCGACGTCGTCGTCGGTGAGGCCGAGTCGAGCTTGCGCTTCCTTGATCGTGCCCCTTGCCGTGTGCTGATGAAGACGAATCCCAAGCGCCGCATACCCGTAGTCGCCCGCGCGAAGCGCTGTCGACGGCGACACCCCAAGTCGCCGCGCAATCTTCGAAACCGGAACCTTCTTCCGGATCCGAAGCAACGCGATCGCCTCGCACTTCGCCAGCGGAAGCATGCGCGTCGAGGTGTAGTCGCGCTCGCCGATCAAGCGCCCGCGCGGCCTGACGTTCTTCCACGTTCGGCCGATCGCGATGTTGTAGATCACGGGGTAGGCGACACCGTGCTCTTCAGCGATCGCCCTGAGCGATTCCTTCTTGACGATTCGGCGCTTGATCGTGCGAACGGCATCGCGTGACAGCTTCGATTCCCCAAATTGCACACCTGCTAATTACGGGGCGAACGCGAAGGCCGCTGAAACTTTCGTCAGATACTTACACGACAAGAGCCGCAAGCGCGTCAGCGATCACGTCGTACCTGCGTGCGCGCTCGCGAAGGTCGAGAGAAATCTCTCGAAGCTCAGACGCAATCACCGCCCGCGCTTCGGGCTCGAAGGGAACGACCGTCGACAAATCGGGAATCTCGGGTCGGTTGGAAATATAGCCGAGCAATCGGATCACATCCTGTCGCGTCGCCGCGACAATCTGCGCCTTCAGAAGCTCGCCGCGAGTCGCCATAAGCGCCCGCTTCGTTTCCAGTAGTTCCGCCCGTAGCGATTCGGTACTGCCCATGACGCCTAAAATACCAGACCCGAGCGCTGTGCGCTGAATTGGGGCGCGCGAAGGTTCTCACGACTTCTTCAGCTCTTCGGCGAGAGCCGCTTCGAAGTTGGCAAGCACAGATCGAAGCACAACCACGAACGCCCGAAGAATTGCGACTCGCGACACAGTCTTGTCGTTCATCATTGCATGCGTCGAAGCGTCAGCGTGTCCATTCGCGGCGCGAATCTCGGCAATGAAGAGCGACGACTCGCCACGCTCGCGCGACAGCTTCTTCGTCAGCTCGTTCAGCGGCAACATCGGAAGAGCCGACGACAATGCGCGCTCGACAAGGGGCCAGATCGGCCGCGTCTTGCGCTCGTATTTTTCGACACGACCCCGGCAAGGTTCGACAGCGTCGTCCGAATACAGCTCGACGTCGTAGTTGCCAAACTCGGCTGTGCCCGTTTCATCGTTGCCGATGAAAGCTTGCCCGAGCTCGGTCACAGCGCCCGTCACAGCCGAATGAAGTTCGACTCGAACAACGATCATCGCTTGCTCCGCTTCCTATTTCGAGCCTGCTCTTCCGCGAGCTTGAGCTTGTTCACCGCGAGTGCGTCTTCAAGGGCAAACACAAGCGCCTGAAGAGTCTCCGCCCGTGACTCTGTACCCTTGTTCAGCACCGAGCACCATTGCATGCGCGCGCCCGCGACCTCGACAACGAAGATCGACGACTTGCCTCGTTCGGTCGCCAGCTTCCTGACGACCTTGGCGATCGAAGGCGGTCGCTTGCTCGCGCTCATGGCCCGACCTTCAACTTTCGCTCTGCAAGATACGCGCCCTTCAATCTCTCTCGCGCGGCGTCGCCAAGCAACGCGATCCCGTTCAGCAACGCTACGAACGAATCGCACCACAGACATTCGTCATTCGGCAACCCCGCCCGCTCGCAATCGTGGCACACGCAACAGTCGTGCAAGATGCACCCCGCGGTCAGAACGAAGTCGAGCCCGAGCGGCTTCACCTCGCACGTACACAGCATGTCTTCAATCAGCTCGGCCGGATGATCCCTCATGACTCACCGCCCGCCACAAACCCGGGGTGCTTCGTGGCCATGTGCCGCGCCAGCTGAACGAATGACCTGTGACAACACGGGCGCACCCCGTGCTTGACCCGCTCGCGAAGGTTGCGCAAGCGCGTCTTGGTCTTCCGCCACTCGCGCCCGTTGTGGTCGGCTTCCTTCCGGGCGGCCTGTCGGAGCTCTTCAGAGCGCCTACGCGCCTCGCGCTCGGTCGCAAGCTCACGACGTAGCCGGTCGACCTCGTCGCCCTTGTAGACGAGCCCATGGCCATTGGGGCAGTGAAACGTCTTTCCGTCCTTCAGCCGGTCTTCGCGGAACTTGCTAGGCATGGCGAACGTGACGCCGCACTCCCCGCACACGGTTGATTCCAGCGTCACGAACTCCGAGAACGAGTAAACCGTCGCGCCCATGGCTCGCACCTGCCCTTTCTGACCTCGAAGCTACCCCGGGCCGGCCCGGGCGCTGAAACGTCTTTCAGGTGTCCAGACGGTGTCCAGACGCCAGATCGCCTGAACACCGTCTGAGAGAACAAAAACACCTTGTTTTAGCGGAGAAGAAGGGATTCGAACCCTTGGAAAGGCTCGCGCCAATCAACGGATTTCAAGACCCTTGCCAAGAGGTCGATACGTCGATTTCGGGGCGTTTTTGGGGGGTCGCTCGGGTCCAAAGTCGAAAAATCGTCCCGTATGTGGGGCGAATGGACGGCATGCATGGACGACATCGCATGGACAAGGCCAAAGATTCGGGCTGTCCATGCGCGGAATTCTGCTAAACCAAGACAAAAGAAGGCCCTCGCGTCGCCGGAAACGACCGAGGGCCAGACCCACCGAGAAAAGAGAGAAATCCAGGTGAGCGACAAGAGAGTAAACCAAGGCGGCGGCACAGCCAAAGGCACAGCCGAATGGCAACCCAATCGAACCGGGGGCGGAAAGTACGTCGCCAAGATCACGACCCTTGCCGGAAAGCGTGTTCGCGTGCCCATGCTGGACGACAACGGTCGACCGCTCTTTACCGACAAGGAAAAAGACCACACGCACGCGATGGATTTCGCGCACGCGCTGAACGATGAACTTCGGTCTGAAGCGACAGCCCGCAAAAATGCTGACCGCAAGGCCATCACGGTCGTTCAGTTCGGCACACAATGGACATCAGGCGCGCTCTTCCGAGAACATGGCGACGTGAACGGGCTCTCGATCAAAAAGACGGCGAAAGACGATCGCAATCGCCTGCGAAAGTACGTTTACCCCTACATCGGAAACGTGGCGATCGTCGACGTCGACGATCAGACGATCGAAAAAACCTTCGCGAAGGCCCATCAGGCATTTTTCGAAAGGCACAAGCGGCCCATGAGCCAAGCGACGAAGCGTCATCTATACATGGTGACGCACCGACTCTTCGAGCTCGCAATCATTCCGGGGCGCCTGATCACGGTCAACCCTGTTTCAAAACACGTCTTGCCCAAGCCGGGGAAAGAGAAGCTTTACAGCTTTCTTTACCCCGACGAACTCGTCGACTTGCTCGGGTGCACCGACATTCCCATCGCGCGGCGCGTCTACTACGCGATCGCGAGCTACACGGGCCTGCGCAAGGGGTCACTGCGCGCGTTCACTTGGGGCTTGGTCGACTTCAAGAACTTGACGATAACGAACCTCGTCAACAAGCCCGACTTGCCAGTGATGTTTGCGCAGACCGACCCGCTGATCCCGGGCCTGTCGTCGCTGATCGAGTTGCTTCGCCGCTATCGCGAGCTTCGTGGATGGCCCGACGATGACCAAGTGATCGTGTCGATCCGCGAGCTCGGCTGCAAGAAAGACGCCGAAGCCGCAACGTTGCGCATGGATCTCGATTGCGCGGGCATCAAGCGCAAGAATCTCTTCATCAAGAGCACTCGGGTCGAGCCGCTTCGCTTTCATGACCTGCGCGCCACGTTCATCACGTGGGCGCGCCGCCTTGGCAAGGGCGACGGCTGGATCAGCGACCGCACGGGCCACACGACGAAGAAGCTCATGGATCGCTACGACCGCGGCGCACGATCGCTTCTTGATCTGAAATACATTCCCTTCCCCGACATCACGAACGCGATCCCTGAGCTCGCCGACATGAGCAAGGTCGCGCGACTACCGCCGCCGCGCACGAAGAAGCGCAAGAACTAGGGGCGCCTGTAGCCGCTTCGCTCCAAGGAAGCGCGCACCTGACGCTGTAGCTCGTCGGCTTCATTCGTCGGGTGCGCCTTCTCTTCCTTCGAAGACAACGGCGCCTTGCAACGGGTCGACAGCCATCGGCTGTATTCTTTCCGTTGCATCATGAGGCGCCGACCGACAGGGGCGATCCTGCACTCGCCCCTATCGGCCGCATCGACGACGTGTCGCCACGGGTATCGGTCGTCGCGAATGTTGATCCACTCTTCGGGGTCGTTCGCGCCGACGCCCCCGCGCCGAATGAGCGCCGCCAAGAGTTCGTTCACTGTCATGTCGCCGGGGTCGCGCTCAGGGGCAACGGGGGCCGCTGGCGCTTCTTGAACGGCTTCTGGCTTGGTCTTCGCTCGCGACATGCCGGTCAACTACCCGCGCCCGTGGGCGCCCGCTGGCGCGCCCGCGGAAAGCGCCCTTCGTCTCGCCCTTCGCGCTTGCCAGACGCATTCACGCGAACAGTATTTCTGAAGCGACCATGCCCGAGCAAAGGGCGCTCGACACGCTGAACACTTCACGGGGCGTTCAAGCAACGCTTGGCGCTTCTCGCTCTTGGTCTTCCGGACGTAGAACCACGGCACGGATCCCCCTTTCTTGCGCCACCTGCCATCGTCTTCGACGTTTGGCGCGTTGTTTTTGGGCATAGTGCTCGCGTTGACAGACGTCGGCGCAGTAGCGCGCGTTGCTGTAGTTCGGCACGAATGAAGCCGCGCAAGTCGGATTGGCGCACACGATCGGCGGTCGCTGGCGTAGTTGCTTAGCGCGCTTCGTGGCGTTCCCTTTCGCGAACCCCGTGAACGACTCGACCACAGGAATCTTCGCCCTGCGTTGCTCGAATTGTTTCACTCGGGGGTATGGCTTGGGAAGCTGTGGCCCGCGAGACTTCGGGGCGCGCTTCGCGACCACACCCCGCTTCGCTCTCGCCGCGGACACGGAACACGCCGTGCCGCAAAAGCGGTGACTGTACCTGTGGGCGACGAACACGTTTTGACACAGCGGGTGATCGCATCGTCGTCGCTCGGGTTCCATCCTGCGTCGCGCACGATCGCGACAGCGCTTGCCGCAATACTTGCCGTCGCGAAGCGCCACGAAGCGCGCGGAGCATTCCGCAAGCGCACAGGTCGCAAGCGCACCGAGCTCTTTCTTGGGGCGCGTAGTCGCGCGCGTAAAGCGACTCACCCCGACGAACGACTTGCGAGCCTTGACGACCTCGTCAGTCGCAAGAGCTACGTCGTCACGTCGTTCGGCGAGCTTCTGAAACTCGACCGCAATCTCGACCCCAAGAGCTCGCCACGTCACAGAAGGCCGCCCTTCTTCCGAAGGCGCTCGCGAAGGCGCGCGTAATAGCGGCGCATGCCGGGCGGATCTTCAAGCCGGGGGTAGTGCCCGCTACTGACGCGCGAAATCGCATCGGCAAGCCGCAAGCGTTGCCAATGAATGTCGTGCGGTTCCCAACACGACGCGACTTCGAACCAGACCCCGGCGCATGGAATGCGCTTTACTGGCACGCCGTTGACCGAATCCTGAATCCCGCCAACGAGAGCGAGAAGACGCTTGCGGGCCTCGTCTGGCTTCATTCGCTCGGTCACCCCGAGAACTACCCGACTCCGGGCCCGGGCGCTGACCTCGTTCAGCTATCCTTCGGGGCGTACAATTTTCTATACGTGCTCTCTGCGTTTCGCATCACGTAGTCATGTGTACGCTCGCGAACGTCGGGCAGGAAGTAGGCCAAGAGTGCATGTAGAATCTCGTGAATGACGGGCTGACCTGTGCCGATCACTTCGCCCGCAAGCGACTTTCGGATCACCGCAAGCGGCACCTGCCTGAACGTCGACGACGCATGGCTCAGGTAGGCCGCCGTCGGGCGCCCATTGAAGAGCACCCCTTGAAGTTCGTCCATAACCTGATCGTCGACGAAGTGAACACCGACGAGCGGGAAGACCCCGACGAGCGTCGGATCGTTTGGGCGCCACGCGCGCCACGCCATGAAGAGCGCCGTTGTCGCGGTTACGCATGCGTCGAGCAAGAGGATCCGATCGCGACGCATGCCGGGCGCGTCGATCAAGACGAGCTCGAAGCCGACCGACGCCACGCGATGCAAGCGCGGCCCGAGCGGCCATTGAATGCGAACAACCTTGAACGCGAAGGCGTGTGCGCAGATGAAGAAGGCAACTACTGCAACGACGATCATCCACTGCAAAACCGTCATGCATACAGGCTATTTCAAAAACGCCCATTCGGTCACGGGATAGCCAACCCAAGGTTCGACGTCTGTCGTGTAGGGCAACATCAGCGGGTGCCGCGGGTGCCCGCTCTTCGAGGTGCCGAAGCACAGCGGGTCGATCGAGTTCGCTTCAATGATGCCCGCCAAGCCGCGCAGGGCCCGCTTGCGGGGGTCATCGGGCGCCTGCATGACCGATGCACCCCATGCGAGAACGACGCTGTCAGCGGCGCTCAGGCGCTCACGAAGGGCCATTGAATTAGTCAGCCATCTGCCTACGCCTTGACGAAGTTCGATCGGGTCGGTCGCGCGCCTCGAAAACAGGTTGACGACATACATGCGCGCATACCCGAGCTTAGTGGCGAACCCGACACACTTGCGAATCGTCGGGTCGTCTTGCTCGCCGTCGGCGGTCGACGGGTTCAGCATTACGAATGTAATCGTTCCTGTGTTCTGATCTTCCTTCGACCAATCACGATACAGCCAAAAGCGATTTTCGCCTTCAATGTGCGCTTGCCGGATCATGAATGCGACCGAAACCAGAAGCGAAGCAACGCGAACCACGCGAACACGACCCGAAGCCGGTAGCGCAAGCGAAGCGAAAGCTTCATGTGCCAAGGAAGCGCCCGATACATGGCGCGCGCTTGGTCGGTCACGAGCTTCTTCGTCAGCAAGACGACCGCGCCCGAGCGCATGAGCCGCGTCTGTAGGAACGCGAAGCGCTTCGCCTCGCTCGGCCTGAGCTGTCGCTCGGTCGAAATCTTGGCGAGTCGCGAGAACTCTTGAACCTTCATCCGATTCAGCACCGTCACGCGCGCTTCGACGATCGCGAACCTTGGCCCGTTACCCATGCGCTACAGATACCGGGCGCTTGGCTTGTCGCTGGCGCCTCGCGTAGTTCTCGCGGGCCCGCTGAAGCTTCCAAGCCTTCCGACACTCTTCGCCGCACACGACCCGCTTGTGAAACGTCGGGAACAAGCACTCGCACACCGCGCACTTCTTCATGGGGCGAGCCCGGTCGATCCGCTCCTTGTTCTGACGCATCTTCGCGACCGTGCGACACCGCGGCCCGCAATAGAGCTCGAACCCAAGCGATAGCTCGAAGCTTCGCCCGCAAATTTTACAGAGCCGAAGATCGATCGGCGGTCGACCCGAGCCACAGCGCCGCGTGCAATAGACGTGTAGGCGGGTGTACGCTTCAAAGACGTTTCGACACGTCTTGCACTTGCGCATATTGCGATCGAACCGTGAACGTCGGGCACACAGAATCGAGCAATGCTGTCGCCCGCGCACGTACGGGAATGGCGTTTCGCATCGCTCACAAATCAGCTGTCGTTCAGTAGGCACCGGCCTCGACCGCTTCACCGGCTTCGGGGTCGCCCCGAGCTCTGCCCAAGCCGAAGCGATCAGCTCGACATCAGACAGGCGCCGTTCGGGCCTCGGTCCGTGTGAGCGCCACCTTGTAGCGCGCAACATGACCCGCAATGGCTCTTGCGAGCCCGAGAATTCGCCTGCTACTTCCGCGGCAAGATCGGCCCACATTTCCGAATACCCTTTCGAATACCCGCACTGACGGCCGCCGATTGCGCGTCAGTTTCCTTCGGTGAGTTCTCGCCCGTCATCGGCTGACCGTAGTGACACAGATTGGCACACGCAATATGTCGCATACCGTAGTGACTTACGCGCTGATCAACCCCGACGAAGCGTTTCGTAGCGCACAGGTCGCACTCGCACTCGATCACCGTCCACACACGAGCGGCGTCTCGACTCGGCCCGCCCTGCGCGGCCAGACCTCGAATTCCCATGACAACACGCTGACCCGGGCGAAACTTGCCAACCCACTTCGGCTTCTGGCCATTCATGACAGACCACAGCCATTCGGGAAAGACTCGGCCTCGGTAGCGTTCCCACAACAACAAGAGCTTGTTCATGCACTTCGGGGAAGTAGCCGGGCGCCTGCGTCTTCGCTGGCGATTTCGCGGGCTTGCTAGTTTGCTGTCGAAAAAGTTTGCACGTTGAAGCGACGCGCGCTAGATTCAAGGGGTGAACAACTCGAAACCAGAAACCAAGTCAATCCAACACGGCGACGTCATCGTGACCAAGGGATGGGGCGACACGCGACACCGCGTGCTGATCGTCGACAGCAACGTCGACGGCCTCGTTTTCGTATGCGTCAACCTTGAAACGGGCGCCGATTCAGTCGTGCTCGAACGCGAAATCGTGCGGGTCAACCCGCGGGTCAACCCGTCATGAAGACCCTTCTCGCTACCCTGACCGCGGCCCTTCTCTTGGGCGCCAGCGTCGCGCACGCCAAGCCCAGCAAGAGGCCGAAAGCGGCTTTCGCCTGCGACCTCGTCGAGCTCACGCTGTGGACAGCGCCCGACGTCTACTACTCCGACACCGTCATCGCCGTTCGACTCCGATGCCACAACGACAGCGCGAAGACCGTACGAGTCAAGGCTCGCGATGTGTTCTTGCTGAACACCGACGGGCAGAAGTACCGACCCGATCGCGACTCCGACAACCTCGACGTCATCTACTCCGACGACGCCTTCGGGCCCGAGCACGTCGACCACTTCATCGACATCGAACGCGACGAGGTCAAGGATCTTGGCTTCACGTTCACGGGCGGCGACGGCCTGACCGATCCGCACCTGACACTTGACGTCAACGGTACGAAATACGAACACCATCGCTCACCTGAGAACTGACCTATGACAGCCAAGCTCTACACGCACATACGCGAGACTTCGACCGACGACCTCGTCGTCATCGTTCGGTTCTTCGACACACCGCGACTCCGACAGTATTACACCGGGCTGATTGCGGACATTCGCAAGGAGCTCAGCGCGCGCGGCTTCTACGCGGGTCAAGCCGTTGACAGGCACGACGACGAGTCGTAGGTCAGATCACATGGATCCAGACACGGCCTTCTTGAACATCCTTCGCGGGCACCTCGTAGCCGAACATGCCGCGGCCCTTTCCGATTGGCTCGCCAACTTCGGGTTCGCCCCACAGGAAACACTCGTGCCCGCCGAATGCGCGGCCTTCATCGCGCGCCATTGCCTGAAGCACTACCCGCTGACCGACCGCGAAACAATCCGAGTTCGCGCCGACAAAACGGGGCTGTGGACAGCTCGAACCGAAGGCCCATGGAAACCATTAGCGATTTGGTCCGATTTGGCCATCATAAAAGACTAGGTGAAAAGTTATTGCGTTGAAGCGGTCGCCTGCTAATCTATTCCTTGTCAGGCAGTAACAAGGAAGTATCGCAGTGAACGCACACCGTTTTATTCTCGCGGGCAACGCAACCTTCACACTCGTCAGCGCCAAGACGGGAACCCGGTTCACCTACCGGATCCGCGCGAAGGAAGTAGACGGCGGCAAGATGCTTCACTTCGTCTCGGTTCTCACGGGCGCCGACAACGAGAACGACTTCACGTTCTTGGGCACCGTCTTCGAAGGCAAGACGTTTCGCCACAGCGCGAAGTCGCGAATCGGCCTCGACGCGCTCTCGGCTCGCGCCTTCACGTGGGCCTTTGGCCGAATCATCACCGATTCGCTGACCGACGCCAGCGTTCATCACGAAGGCAAGTGCGGCCGCTGTGGTCGCAAGCTGACGGTGCCCCGTTCGATCGAAATCGGGCTTGGCCCCGAGTGCGAAAACGCGGCCTGAAAGCAACCGGCCCCGGGCAAAAACTCGGGGCCTTTTCGCTTGGAAAGACGAACCAGACACATGGCCATCGAAGACATGATCTACGGACGCGCCAGCGTCGAAATCTACGACCGTGCGACCCCGCACGACGAGGTCGTCGAGCCCGACCCGAAGCTTCCCGGGAACGCTTGGGTTCGCCGCGAGGTGTTCAGCTTCTGTCGCGAGCGCGAAGGCTACGTCTTCGACATCGTCGACGGCCCGGGCGGTTGGGCGCACGCCGACAACGTTCGCAACTTCCGGCGCACGGCCTGAAGCGGATACTCAGCGCTTCGTCGAGGTCGATTCTTTTTCGGCTTGCGTTGTCAACGTATCAGGTTTACAGTTATCCTTGTGACGAAGACGGTGACGATCGCTGCGAAAGCCAAGAAGCAACTGAAGAAGATCCCTGTGCACATCGTCGCGGCCTTCCGACACTGGGTATTGCTCGTCGAAACGACCGGGCTCGAAGAGGTCCGAAAGATCCCGGGCTACCACGACGAGCCGCTGAAGGGCGACCGCCTTGGGCAGCGTTCGGTACGCCTGAACGTGGCCTATCGCGCGATCTACGTCGTGACAAGCGTAGGCGTCAGCGTCGAAGTCATTGAAGTCAACAAGCACGACTACTGAAAAGGGCACGACAAATGCGCGCGAAAAAGAAGAGCGACACGATGAAGTTTCTCGACAAGCTGATCGGGGCGCCGATGACGCTCGGCCGCATGCTGTCGAGCATTCGAGCTAGCGAAGAGCTTTCACTCGCCAACCTCGCCAAGAAGCTCGACGTCAGCCGACAACACCTGCATGCGGTCGAAGCTGACCGCACGGCCGTCAGCATCGATCGAGCCGCCCGATGGGCCAAGATTCTTGGCTACCCCGAGCTTCTATTCGTCGAACTCGCGTTGCAATCCGAACTTCAGGCCGCGGGCTTCAAATTCCGCGTGAAGGTCGAGGCCGCGTAAATGAACAACCGACGCCCCGGGGGAAGCACGGGCGGCCGTTGGGGGCTTTCGGCGCGCCTCCGCGCGACGACGGCCCAACTTCGACCCCGGGGCGACGTCCTACGACTCGCCGTTCAGCTCTGCCCGATGTCGTTCAAGAACCAGATCGATCCCCTCGCGAACATACACGACGAGCGGAACCTTCGTTCGCTCGCGCAAGAGCTGAAGGGCTTCGTGCTGTTCAGGGGTGAGGTGAACAGCTGTCGAAATTTTCTTGCGGGCCATGGGCGACGGCACTTCAGAGAATCCGATACCAACACACGACCATCATGATGATCGCGACGATGTTTATTACCCATCCGATGACGCTGAGCAAAACCGGATCGCCCAAAATGCGCTTCTGCCAGCCATGCGCAAGAATCATGAGCGCGATCATTGCCAAAAGCGCCGGTGCGGTCGTTGGTAGTGTCATGATCTTCGTGCCTCCTGCGCCATAGTGTAAGCGCCCTAGTCTGCCCTTCCGAGCTTTCGAACTTCCGCGCGCGCCCGCCTACGAGCTCGCCTGTTTCCGCCATACGCCTCGACGAGCTGTCGGTATCGCGACTCTTGTTCGTCGAGCTTCGCCCGAGCGGTCAACATCTGAACGCGGGCCCGAGCGGTTTCGTCGGCGTCTGCCTCTTGCTGAAGCCCGGCGGCCTCGACCGCTGACGATGCCGTGTCGATGGCCTTTCTAGGCTCGTCAGCGGCCATAGCGGGCCGCTGGCTCCGTCGCCTTGGGTTCAGCTTCGGGCGACCCGCTCGGGGCGCTGGCGACGTTCAGCGGAGCGACAACGGGCACGAGCGCCCGCTCGACCTGAGCGATTGCAACCTTCAGGTCGTCGAGCTCTCGCAAGAGAAATTCTCGGTTCGACTCGTTCTGAAGCGCGTCGCGCTGACTTAGACCCCATCGAATCGTCGAGCCTATGGCCATCTGCACTCGACCCGACGCCTCGACTAGCGTCCCGAGTTTCAACACAAACACGAATTGTTCGTCGCTGTGCGTCGACATGACCTCTATCTCCCGGGCGCGCTCACGGTGTGGCGCTTGCAATAGATGTGCGTCTCTGACTTCTCGCCAACCCAACCCCACGACCAACCGTCAGGCAAAACGACTTTCATCGGCTGTAGCGATATTGGATGCATGGAACCCCGAAGCGCCGGCTTCATGCGGAACAGTACGACCGCGCGTGTCTTCCTTCGGCACCCCTTCGCGTCACATACCGCTATGAACCGCTGAGCGAGCACTCGGCCCCGACCTTGCGGCGCTCGCTGAAGTTTCGAAGCGCATCGCCGCACGTTCCGGCATCGTGCGGAATCCGACAGAAGCGCTCGGTGCAAACGTACTTTCGGCACCGCTCGCACTTCGTCACAGTCGAAGCGCTCTTGCGGGTTCGACCACAGCATTCGCAACTAGGCTTTCTGACCGACATGTCTCTTCTTTCGCGTGTTGGCGCCTCGAAGCGCGCGCACGACGCGTTCGAGCTTCGCGCGCTCTTGCTGTGCGGCTTCGACAGCGAGGTGCGCGCACATCGGGCAGATCCCAACGTGCTCGAACTCGCATGCCCAATATCGCCCGCACCCGCCGCAACGCCGTTCGTGAAGGGTGAACTCGCGCGTGATCTTGATCACGTCGACAACTACCGCGCGCGCTCGCGCGCCGCTGAACTACGGTTCGAGCGGCGGAACGCGACGAGTGACATAGATCCGCGTGTTGTCGTCGACGACGATTTCGACTTCCATCGTCAGCGCTTGTTGCGCAATCTCGTCTGGCCTCGCTCGAAATTCATCGACCGAAACCGTGATGCGCCGCTGACCTCCCGACAGTTGATCCAATACGGTAATTTCCATCGCCTTATTCCTTGCAGCCGTCGTCGAGGTCGACCGCGCGCACGCGACGGCCTCGCATCAATGGCGTCGGTTCTGATTGCCGCTTCGGCTCGTCACCGTCGTCGAGCTCAGGTGCCCGGCCGCGCACGAAGCGTTCCATCGTGTCGCGCACGCCCGCGTGATAGTGCGCCGCGCTGAACGCTCGGAGGATCGATGCGATCGAAGCGGGAATCGTCGCGACATCACGACCAAGCTCGACCGCGATCGCAGACATCGCGATCGAAATGTCACCCTTCAAGTTCGAACGAATAGGCATAGGGAAATCACCTTAGCCGAGCGTCAACCTCGACCCGCTGAACCGACCAAGCACCCCGGGCGACGCCCAACTCGACTCGCGCACGTTGCCGGACATTTCCCTATGTTTCGGCGTGCGCCGACCCGGATACCCCTGCGAATCTGTTCTCGGGCGTCAGCGTTTTGCCGGCCCCTTCGTGCCCGCGAGCACGGCCTCGAAGTCGCCGATGTTGGCGAAGCAATCTTGGATCGAAACAGGCTTGCCGGTGAGCCTGACGAGCCGGCGGTTATACGTCAACGCCGTCTCGGGCACTTCGGCTTCACCCCGAGCGAACGCCCGCCCGAGCGGCGTCAGTTGCCACCATCCGGCCCCGGGCGGCGCGCGCTTCAGAAGCCCCCAATAGCGAAGCTTCGCATAGTCGCCGTTTCGGTCACGAACGAAAGCCCGGCCGCACTGGAACGGCCGGTGCGGGCTTGCCTCGTACATCTTCAGAAGCGATCGAGCCATCGACGCCGATATGTGCCCGCGTCGCACGCGCGCGAGGCGCGCGCAACATGGGCACCTGACCCCGTCGCCCGCGCGAAGACGCTTTTCGATCACCCGCCGAACGTGCTCGACGGTCAGGGCGCCGTGCCTATGCGTCGAAATCATCTAGGGGAAGTATCGCGTCGGTGTGCTTACCGCTGGCGACAGCTTCGAGCCAGTCAGCGAAGGCGTCGATATCCCGCACCGTCAGCACGCTTAGCGGCGTATAGACGTCAGTCGGCATCGTCGCGCCGACAGCTCTTTCGATGCGACGAAGCGCCTTTTGCTTTCGAGTGTTCGGCGACATGGCTCTTCCGTAGCGCCTTTCGACCTTGGCGCCAACCGTCGCGCCACAGTTCCCACATATACAAGCACAGCCCGTCCGATACTATCGGGCGACTGTTCGCGTCGATGTACTCTCGTGCGCGGAGCGCGCGCACGAACGGCCGACAGTCTTGCCAGCGCTTCGACTTCAATCCTGCCCCCGACACACCCGCTCGTCGAAGCCCTTGCAGGCAAGACACTCGCCGGTCACGAGGTCGATCGGCCCACCTTCACGGTCGGTCGCGCCACAGTTAGCACAGACCGGCATGCACTTCGCGCACCACATCAGGTCATCGGGGTCGAGCGCTCGAAGCTCAGCCCCACAACCTGCACACATGAAGACAGCGGCTCTCATGTTCGAGCCCGACGACGAACTTCATCATGATGCGTTCGCACACATCTTCGAAGCTCGCTCTGAAGACTAGGCGTCAACCTGTCTTGCGCCCCCAAGATATTTACCGCCTCGCCAAGTGGCCCCATCAAGCTACGACCTGTCGCCCCGTCGACTTCGGTCGCGACGAACCAACACAGCGCACACAGAGCTTGTGCACTGGCCTCGACCGGATCGCACTCGGAATTCAGAAGCGCCGCTTGCGCTTCGACAAACACGTCTTTCGCGCTCATGACTTCAGCCCCCGCCCTTGATTACCGTGAACCTTTCACGCCGAAGCTTCTCGTTCGCCTTCTCGCCAGCTGAACGCAACATGTCACGCTGTACTTCGCCGGGCGCGTCGTTGATCCACAGCCCGACCGCGTTCAGCGCTGGCGAGGTGACACAGAAGACCGCGGCCCATGGCACGAAGCAATAGATCCAGCCATAGGGCCCAAACGAAAGCGTGCCGCTGATGGCCTCGTGATCGATCTTCATGTCGCTGATCGACTTGGGCATGTCGTGCCCCCATTCGAAGACGAGATTGACCGTCGTCCGAAGGTACTTCGGCACGACGACGTCGTCGCGAGTCGCGTCGAAATGCACCCGCACAAGCCCGTGCGGAATCCACATGATCACAGCGTCGGCTTTTGGCGAACTCACGCCCGAGAACTACCCGCCCCGGGCGCTGACCGCTGAATCTTCAGGCGCCCTTCGAGCGCCGCAAGAGCTCGCCGTATTCCTGCTCTGAAAACGCGTCAGGCGCCAGCGCCAGCGCCACGACGACGAGCACCCGCGTTCGAGCCGGCCCGGGCGGAAGCACCCCGAGCACAGACGAAATGTGCGCCATTGCCTGAAGTTCAAGGGGCATGTCTTCGGCGTCGGGCACAACAACCGGCATGAACGCTTCAGTCATCACGAGCGCCCTTCGCATCGTCTCGACCGCATGGCTGAACGAGAGCATGCAGGGGGCGTCGAGCAAACGCCGATCGTAGGTCGCGACGACGTTCAACGCGAGCTCGCGCAACGTCATTCGGGGCCCTCGCTCGCGCCCTGCGCGGTCGCATACTTCGCCGTCTGCGCTTCGCTCTCGCACGCGATCGCGGCGTTCGCGGTCATGACCGCTTCGCGCACCTTGCGGATCGCGGCGCTCTGATCTGGCCCGGGCGGCGTCAGCTCGCGAATCACACGAGCAAGTGTATGCCCTGCGCGACGCAAAAACACGTAGCGCATGTGCTGACCGGGACGTGGCGGGTGATACGTGAACCACTGTTCGAATTGCTCGTCGGCGATCGCGCACGCGTCGGTCGCGCTCGGTGTCGGTTCGTCGGTCGTCTTCATGTTCGGCGGCGCCTTTCGTCGATTGGTCCACTTCATGTCGCCATAGTTACCGCGGGTCATGCCGTCGAGCTGAACGATTCGCCGGCCGTCGATCTGGCGAACTTCGTGCCGTTCAGCTAGCTATGGGGCATGGAAGACCATGAAGCCGAACTCCGACTCTGTCTCGAAAACCGTCAGGTGACAGACCGAATGAAAGCGCATTTCGACGAAGACGCGATATCGTTCTCGCTCATTGGCCTAGTGGTAGCGCTCATTGGCGCTTTGCTTCATTGGGCGCAGTAAATCGCCAACGAAAGGGCAGGTCATGCCGCCGTCGATTCGGTGCAAAACGTGCAAGCGGCGAAGCTTCAACCTGACCGACGTTCGAGAGCGTTTCTGTGGGCGATGTCACAAATTCCACGACAGCCCCGGTGACTACGACCTCGAAGGCGTCGTGTTCACGCCAAGCGAAGCGACCCCCGACACGCTACGTATGCTCGCTGACGTCGTTCACAATCACCTGACCGACCGTGAGCGCGAAGTAATTTTCCGAGCTGTCGTCGAGCACAACGAGGCGCTGACGATCGAGCTCTTGAAGCACGGGGGCAAGGAGCTCGACACGGAAACGTGGGCGAAGCTGATTCTATGGTGCGCCCGAATCGCAATCAAGGAAGGTGCATGACGCATGACGCAAACACGAACACAGACGTATTCACTCGCAATCCTAGACGTTCTGCCCTCGACGTTCGCAGACATCCGACGGCGTCTTCTCGCCGCGGGCTATGAAGACACGATCAACGACCTCGTCGGCCAAATCAACATGAACGGCCTCGCGATCGAAGCACGACCCGAACCGCCCGAGCGCAACGCCCTCGACGTCTATCAGAAGGCACGCGACGGCCTCTACGTGACGACTCTCGGCCCCGACGACCCAAGATACTCGGCCGAAATCGAACGCGTCACCGCGGCCTTCAAGCGCGACGCATTGCTTCACGTCGGCCTTCACGATCACCCCAAGTGCGACGAAATCTACGCATTCGCGGTTCGCTCCGATGAAAACGCCGAACCGCTCTTGATTCTGTGGGCGCTCGACCGAATCGCGGGCTTCATGCGCTGAAGCTGGCCAGGCCATGAAGGAAGAAAAAGAGCTGTGGAAATTGGCGGGCAGAACGGCGCTCGCGCTCGCGCTCGTGATCGCCAACCTGTTCTTCTCTGCATTCACGCTCGTAGCGATTCACTACGGGGCGCCAATCGTGTTTGCGCTCATGCTGGCGATGCTGCTCTTCGTCAACGCCGTCGTCGTCACAAGAACGGTCGTCGCGCCGATCATCGAAGGCAAGTCACCCTAACGACCGCGCACAAGTGCGGCCCGAAACGCATCATGCTGAACCGGAGTCGCGCGCCTAAACGGAACCTGCGCGCGCCAACATGAATACGCATTCAGGCGACGTCGACGCAACAACGTTCCGAGCTCGCGCAACTCGTGCCCAAACGACACGAGCAACCCATGTGCGCCGTAATCCCAATACGCGTATTCGGCCAAGGCGATCCGCTTGGCCGTCAGGTAGTCAATCGCTCGTTGCAGGTCGGTCATTCGCGAGGCTTGCAAGCGTACAAGAGCCGAGCACAAGAAGGCTAGACCCGTCGGGGCGCCCGCCTCGACCCGCTCAGGCGTTGAAGCCGACCTCGTAGTGCGGAAGCACTCGCACACCGCGACCGCCGTGCTTGTAGCGGAACTCGATCGTCGTGCGCCGCGGCCCGACCTTCGTCACGCGCCCGTGGCGGAAACCGCTCGGGTGCGAACCGCTCGGGAAGGTCACGAACTCACCGACGACGGGCACCATGCGGATCCTGTTCGTTTCCAGGTAGCCCGCCCAATGGGCGCGCACCCGCTCGACACTCGACGCGGTCAGGTCGATCGAATGCTCGCCGCTTGCGGCGCCCGAGAACACAACGCGCTCGGGGTGTTCGTAATCCCAGCGGGCTTTCCCGTCGATCACGAAAGCGGCCTTGCGCCAGTATTCGCGCTGAATGCGGATCCGTGCGAGCACGGTGCCGTGGACGTTGACGCGCTTGAACTCGTTGGCTTCGATCGCACGCTTGAGTTCGCCGCTCGCTGTGGCGCTGATTGGGGTGACGGTGATCGCGGTAGGCATGGTTTCGGTTACTCCTGAGTTGCTGACAAGCTACAGATTAGCAGGCGTTCGCTTCAACGCAACAACTTTCTGCAAGCCACTCACAAGCCCCCGAAACCTTGGCGAAAAACTGCCCGGGGTGCGGCGCCCCTGCCCAGTGGTTGTCCCGGTCCACGCCGCACCCCGTCGAGCTCATTCGGCATCTGACGCAAGCATGCTTCGGAGCTCACGACGAACGATAGTTCGAATCAGGCGCGCGAGTCCATGCCATAGAAGGTCGGCGTCTTCGCGCCCCACGACCTCGACAGGGTCGCGCGCGCGGTAGGCGCGCTCGGGCGCCCGCGACACGCGCCCGGGCGACTTCGACTTCGTAGCGCGCCCGGCTAACCGTTTCTGACGCTCTTGCCATCGAACCCGGTGAACGGTCGCGCGCGTGACGTCGAAGCCGGCTTCCTTGCCGGCGCTGACGACCTGCCCGACCGACATCGTCACGGGCTGTGCGCGGATAAACGCCGACTTCGTTGCTGGCCTCTTGCTTCGGGGCATCGTTTTCGGTCTTCCCTTCCTGAAATCGGGATCTATCATCTCGCTTCAAGCTGTCCAAGCTTTCCGGGGTAACTACCTGACGAAAGGAACTTTCGAGCCATGCGCCAGATGACCCAATTTGACGCCGACATGCTACATCGCGAGATGCGCGAAGGCGGGCTTGACATCGTCGTGTCAGCCATCGCCAACCGACAGATCGACGACACGCTTGCGCTTCCGGGCGCGCTCGCCAGCATTCACCGCGTGCTTCGCGAAGAAGGGCTCGACGTACTCGTCGACGGCTTCCTGAACACGTGCCTGAAGACCTACGTTCGGAACTTCGGGGGCCCGCTTCCGGGCGACCTGCGCCCTGCCTTCGAAGCCGCCTATTGTCGAGCGACCAAGCTTCGCTTCATGCCCCTTGCGACCCGGCTTCGACCCCTGACGGCCTAGCGCCCGAAAGGTATAAATCTATGTCTTCGCCGAAGGCACCGACCGAAGCCAACGAGCGACGCCGTGCCCTGTCTGAAGCCGGATTGAAGCTGATTGCGACGGTCATCGCCGATCGACAAATCGACGACGCGTGTCTAGTCGACACGGTTCGCAACGACCTGCGCCAACTTCTCGACGACAAGGGCCCGGCTGCCCTCGTCGACCTGTACGAAAAAGCATTTCAAATGTCATTTTCAATCACTTGCCGCGAGGCGTACGCCAACCTATTCGGGCGCCGACTTCCCTGTCACATGAAAGAGCTCGCCCGGGCGGCCTATCGCGAAGCTCTGACCGAACGCTTCACAGCTCTTGCCAACTCGAAACGATCGACACAAGACACCGCTCGAAAGGTATAAATCTATATGCCCCGAATCCTGATTCAGTGTGACAACGAGATGCACCGTCTACTTCGTGAAGGGGGCCTCGAACTCTTCGCGCGCGTAGTCGCCAATCGACAGATCGACGCCGCGCTAACAGCTCAGGGAAGGCTTGACGCCGCATGTCGCCGGCTTCGTGAAGAAGGCGTTCCAGCGTTGGTCGAAGAGTTCTACACCATGAGCCTGACGGCCTACGAAGACCTGTTCGGCGGTCAGCTTCCTGACGACCTTCACGAACCCTTCGAGGCCGCCTATCGACAGGCATTGACCGAACGTTTTACGGCTCTCGCCGCCCGGGAACAGAGAAGCCACAACTAGACACCTGTCGGAAACCCTTTCCGCTCTTCAGCTGTCCGCGGTTCCGGGTATAGACGCCCGATGTAACTACTTGACGAACCCCCAAGCTGTCCACGGTTCTGACCGCAAGAACCCGGGGCCGTGCTGTCGGGGTAGTTCGTGACGATTCGTCAACTAGTTTGACCTGTCGAATGTCTCGCGACGCGCCCGATTCTCGGGTCTACATCTTCGGCTTTTGGCCTTTCGCTTACAGTTCAGAAGAGCCCTATAACTACTTGACGAATAGTCAACTACTACCACGGTCTACCCGATGCCCAAGACATACACGCTTGAAACTGCCGCCCCGTTCGACGTCGTGCGCGACATCACCGTCGGGCCCCTCGTCGAGCGGGGCTTCACGGTCTATCTGTCGGAAGCCGAAGAACCCGAACGTGTGTGGAACGTGTGGCGATGGCTCGCTGTGATTGGGGCTCTGTCTGGCTCGCCGTTCTTCTTCCGCTTCGTGGCCCCCGAAACGACGAACCTTCAGGGCTTCGGAATAGGCTTCATCGTTTCGGCGCTCGTGCTCCTTGTCGCCCGACGGTAGTAACTAATACCTTTCGGCAAGCTCGACATTTCGCCCCTGTCTTTCGGGGGCAACGTCGCGAGCATTCCCCGCTTTCGGCCCCGGGCGCCCTTCTCCGAACCTCACAACCCCGACCCGGGGCAGGTTCCCGAGACAGTGCCCGGGGTCGTGTGTCGTTCGAGGGCAGGTCGACGCTTTGGGCTGTCGGTAGTTCCCGGGGTGCGGGCTGAATCGACAGGTCTGACATAGCGACATAGCGACATAGCGACAGGGCGGCGAAGGTGCCGACGACCCGACGCCGAAACACGCTTTCGGCTCGAATCAGTCGACAGAGTCGTACGAGCTAGAAAGCGCCCATACGACCGAATCGACAGATGCGTCCGCTTGCTGGGTCAGCCATCACTCCCGAAACCGCCGCACCTACATGTAGGGAGCCCTCACAAGTGGGGTAGGTGTGCCCCATGTCATACAAGTATCTGATGAATCATCAACTACTTACACGATATGCCCTGTGTACTACCTGACGATTCATCAACTACTTACACGGTATGCGTCAACTACTTATACACCTGCCCTAGTAATCTATACCCATTGGCCCCACATGCACCTGACCGCTGTCTTGCCCGGGGCGTGTGTGCGGATCGTCTGCCCTGTCGTCAGAAAGGCGTCGAGGTGAAAAGGGGTGATTCGTCGTGGGCGGCGCGAGGCAGTATATGGTGAAGATAGAGGTGCGCATGCTCTCTTGCCTGCATTCTGGAATCCGGGAAGATGTGCTGTTCTCTTATCCACACTATCTGTATGGGGGGTATGCATTCCCATTCCATGCGTAACGCTGCTCTCATAGGGGGCATACGTCACAGGTAGCAGGCACAAGGGATATATACGTATAGGGGTTCAGGGGCAGAACAGACATGACATTCTCATAGGGTACATAGGGTGCTTCTCTATCTGGCTGTAGTGACGATTCGGGAATCTTCTTGATAGGTCTGTTGGGGATGGGCTCTGTCGTATGTTGGCGCGTTTTGCCGAAATCAGCTCTCTATGTCGTGTCGCTTCGGGGTTCGTTTCCTGTGTAAATCGACCTACGTTTTCGAGGTCGCTGAAAGCTCATTTCGGGCTAGAAACCGACCTTCGGTCGGCAAGCTCTATAAAATAGTACGTTTTCTGATGTCTGTTTCCATTCGGAGCGCTTCGCGCTCTTCCTGTGGGTTGCTACGACGTGTGAGTTCCTGAACGGCCAAAGCTTGCTACGTGGAAGTAGTTGAACCGCCTTCGGCGGCGCTTCGTGTCTTTCGATGGCTGTTTTCCGCTCAGTTTTGGCGCGAAGGTGCTTTCGCCACTTCGGAAAATCGACCTTCGCACCGAAAAACGTAGCTTCGGGTAGTATTTTATACCTGTCTGGCGAAGCTCCGCTTCGACGACGTGTAATCTGAGCGACGTCGAAGTCGAGCTGTCTACGTCGATGCGAGGCCGTCAGAGCGAAGGTCGATTTCGGGTGTCTGACCTGCGTCGATCCGGGGCGAAGCCCGTTTTCGCCGCTGACCTGCTTTTTCGAGCGCGAAGCTATGTGCTTCTAGGCAAAAGTCACTTTTGGGCGCGCTTCTGTTCGAAGCCGTGTTTTCGGATCGGATCTGGCGCCTTCGAGGCCCTTCAGCGCGAAGGTCATTTTTCGAAGGTCGTCGGAGCGAAGCTCCGCTCTTCGAGGTCGAGCTCTGTTCGTCGAGGTGCTTCGAGGTCGAGCGGGTGCGCTGACTCCAATTCGAAGATTTTGGGGTCTGCGAAGGTCGTCGGCGCTTACTCGTTCCTATCGGTTTCGAGTTGCCTACGTTCGTTGTCTGCAATGAGCTTTTTCATGCAAGGCTCGCACATGCGAACGGGCTTCACGTCGAGCTCGCCTTCGACCATCTCGTAACGCATGATCGGCTTCACTTCGAGTCGCTTGCCTTCGTCGTCGTACGCTCGACCGCACGTCTGGCACGGGTCGACACATTCCGGACAGACGGTAAGCGCGTCGATGTGGTCGACTATTTTCGCTGACGCCAAGATGTGCCCGCACGTTACGCACTTCAGCACGATGACACTTGCGTCAGGCCCGAAGGCCGGATCGATGCCGACGATCGAGGTCATTTGGGGGTCTTCGGGGGCGCCGGCCTCCAATTCGGTTGTTTCGGGCTTGATGTATACCGCTCGGAGTTCGGTAAGCTTCATCGGTTGATCCTTGTCTCGGTTGAAACGCATCGGGCACCTTCGGCGGCCTTCGAGCATAGATACACCGAGCGCTCGACCTTCGCGGGTTGATCCGGGCGCCTGTCGAGCTCTTGGCGACGTTTTCTCGGGCGCGCGCGGCCTTCCTGACCTGCGTCGGTCATGCACCCTTCGGCGAGCGCCAGCGGGTCGAGGTCGGCGGCCTTCGGTCGAGGTCGAGCGGTCGAGCGCCAGCGGGTCGAGGTCGGCGGCCTTCGGTCGAGGTCGAGCGGTCGAGCGCCAGCGGGTCGAGGTCGGC